TTTGCTGGTCATCGTACTTCTTGTTAATTGACTCTGCTTGCTTGTCAATAATTGCAAGGTCGTTTGATAGGTCTGAAGACTCTTCTTGTAGGTCAGCGATTGGCCTGTTGTACTGCATTTCAATCTCACGCTCAATGGCTGAGATAGAATCGTTTAGTGCTTCAATAGGTCTGTCAATTGATAGCTCAATCTCACGTTGCTTTGCCTCTACCTTAGTCTGAAGCCCATCAATCTTGTCTTGTGCTGCTGTTACTGCCTTTTCAGCTGCCTCAACTGCCTTAGTTGCTGCTGAAATTTCACCTGCATATTTCTTGTCTACTTCACGTTCCTGTACGTCAAATTGCTTCATTGCATTGTCGTATAGTGTATCAAATTGGTTTCGTAGTCCTTCTGGTGTTGCATTGTCAAACTCTACCTTGATCTTGACACCAGATTTTAGTGCATTTAGATAGTTATAGATATCTCTTGAGTTAATCTTTCCATCTTTAAGATCGTCAATGAACTTCTGTGCAATAACTGGATTGCTAAAGATATCGCTAATTTGCTCTGCTGAAAGACCAATCTTGGATAGCAGAGGAACAATCTTTGTAAAGCTTTGTGTTAGAGTATTGTCTACCTTGGTTTGGGTTAATAGGTCCTTTAGCTCTCTTGATGCCGCTGCCTTGTTGGCATCCTTGATTAGCTGAACTAGCTTTTTCCAGGCACCTGTTCCAACCTTTGTGCTTGCTAGAGCTGCTGCCAAGATTGGATCCTTAGCTGACTTAAAGGCTGCTGCAGCACTGAATCCAGCAGAAACCAGTTTGCTGTATGCTCTGGTTGTATTGGATGCTTCTGACTGCTGCTCCTTAAGGCTTTCAACTGCCTTCTCGTAGTCGCTCTTTTCTCCACCGCCACCACCGCCAGAGTACTTTGATACCTTTGCATCAAGCTTGCCAATAAGTTCCATCTTCTTTAGCAATCCATCAACCTGGGTAGTTACTCCTGCGGCCTGGTCCTCTGCTGCTGCTGCAGCGATAGCTGTTGCCCACATAGCATTTGAGGCAATTCTCTGAGCTTCTGCTTCAGAGTAGCCAAGACTAATCAGTGTGTCGTGTGTGCTGATTTGTGCTTTAAGTGTTGATAGCTGCTCATCCAGACTGTTGTTTGCTGAGTTGATTGCTTCCTGTTGCTCAGAGATCAGCTGTGCTTCTGCATTAGCTGCCTGCTGTGCTACTGTTGTTTCAGTAATTAGCTTGTTGTATTTTCTACGAGCAACGTTTGCTGCAGCTAACTGTTCTGGTGTTGAGTCCTCTTTAGATGCAGCTACAAAAGCTTCCATGTCAGTAGGGTCAATCTTGACTCCTGCTGCTGCTGACTTGACAAGCAATAGCTGGTCATATACATTGGTGATTCCCTTGACTGAATCCTTCATGTCTAGGCCTTCTAGAATTCCTGGCAAGATTAGAGCAAGCTGTGACGAGTTCATCCCCTCTAGCTGGCCAGAGATGGCTGCAAGCTGTGTGTTGAACTCTTCTGCGGTTAGTGTGCCAGCATCAAATCCAGCCTTCAGTCCTTGGAATAGGGATGTGAACTGTGCTGATACTGTTTCTGTTGCAGTTGACATCTCTGCATTTTGAATACCAAACCATGCACCTGGGTTATAGTTTGTCTTGAATGAATTATTAAATAGTTTAGCGGCATCTGCTGCAACTGTAGTTGCCTGAGCAAGACCTTCTTTTGTAGAGAAGTCAATCTTTGTAAAGGTTAGGTCTAGATCCTTTCTTCCTGCTTCTGCAGCAAGTGCCTTTACCATTGTGTCTACTGCTTCTTTTGGTGCACCAGACGCAGCCATTTGAATTGATAGGCTCTTTAGGGCTAGCTCTGCTTGCTGCTTTGATGCACCCTTAACAGCATTGATCTGAGTCTCAAAGCTACTCTTGAAATCATCATTGCCACGAAGTGCTTCAATGTCTGATTGCTGCTGTAGACTTGATCCTCCAGCTGTGCCTGCGAAGCTTCCCTTAAAGCTAATGTTCTTTGCAGCAAAGTTTAGTAACTCTCCTGCTTTTGCCATCTTGTCTGCAGAAAGGTTTGCAGTATCTCCAAGACCCTGAATCTGTTTTCTTGCATTCTCAATTACTGTATTTGCAATAGTGAGGCCTGTAACAACTGTGCCAATAATTGGCAAGAACCTAAAGAATAGTCCACCAACACGAGTTAGTGCTGTTCCAAACTTGCCAAGTGGCTCAAGTGCACTCTTGGCTACATTGCCAAGGTTTCCTGCAACATTCTTTGCACCTGCAAATCTTCCAACAGCGTCACCCTTAGCTAGATTCTTGAAGAATCCTCTTCTTCCACCACCAGCACTGATTAGGTCAGATGCGGTGGTTGCTGCAGTAATAACCTGTCTTGCTTTCTCAGATGCAATCAAGGCTCTGGTTGTTGTACCAAGAATCATTAGAACATTTGATACTTCAAAGATTGTCTGACCAATGCCACCAAGCTCAATGCCGAATGCTGAGGCCAAGAAAGTTGCAGAGCTGATTGCTCCAGATAGTCCAATAACTCTATTTGTCAACGTTGACATAGACTTCATTGTTCCATCAACGTATCTGCTCATGCCTGCTGCACGTCCTGCTGCTAGGTTTGCTGCCTGTTCTGAAGAAACAACTTTGCCGCTTCTTGTGTCCTTTGTATAAGTTAGTGATCCAGAACCAACTGCACCTGCAGCACGTGATGAGCGTGAACTCTTTCTTGCAGCCTTGGTAATGGTTTGCTCCATCGCCTGGCTGACTTCTGGTTCACTCTCTATGATTGTGCTAGTTACTGCGTCAACAATATTGTCAGTTGCGTTGATTACCTCTTTTGAAGGTGATGCTGCCTTAGACGATACGTTTAGTGCTTTAGCTACCACTGTATCTAGATAGTCTTGGCTAACTGCTGATTTTCTCTTGTATCCAGTGTATGCAGATGTTCCAGGAATTGGCTCAGTGCTGCTTCTGAAAGCTGCTCCTGCTAGAATTGAGCGACGCTCAGCATCTGTAGCTGCAGCATTTGCTCTTGTTCTTGTATCATTTGATACTCGTCCAACAGTGTTTCCACTCTTGTCAACCAGTGTTACTGTTCCAGCCTTAAGATCAACTTCGCCAGCTTCAATGTCAGTCGATAGCTTCTTTGAATCAATTACTTGTCTGGTTGCTGTCTCAGTGTCACGTCTTTCCTGAAGACCTCGTCCAACTTGACCTCTAGCACCAGCATCTTTAGCTGCTCTGTCAATCACAATGCTTGCAGCATTGGCAATATCTTGCTCAGTTACCTTGTTTGATCCACGCTCTTTTGCAATCTCTGCAGATAGTTTTCCAATTTCTGTGTCAAGTTCCTGTAGGATGGTAGTCTGTTCAGCAGTCGCTGTATCTCTTGGACCAATGGCACCTGTTCTTCTTAGGCCAACCTCACCTGATGCAAGAAGCCCATCCTTGATTGCTGACCAATCTCTGAGGAATTCCTGAATTAACTGACCCTCACCCTTTGTTCCCTGGTTCTGGTCTTTAAGCATTTCTCTGGTTAATCCAGAGTAATATGCTAGTCCACCTTCTTCTCGTCTGTTAGTTAAGTGGCCTCTCTGAATCTCTGGTCCATCTGATTCGCCCCTCATGGCCCTGAACTCTGGCATCTTTCTTAGGGCAGTTGCTGTCATTGTGCCCTGAGACTCAAGCTTGTCAAGCAGTGCAATAATTTCTGCTACTGGCTTTCCTAGTGCATCAACCTCACGTTGAATTGCATCTGCAGATCTTCTGCTTCTTGTGTCATAGGACTTTCCACCAACGTTTACACCAGTTGTTCCTTCTGCAAATCCTGGAATCTTTCCAGCAATAATACCCTGAATGAGTGCAGCATACTGCTTTGCTCTATCTGCAGGAATAATGGCTTCGCCGTTTGAAACCATTGCAGCGATTGAGTCTGATGTTCCAGTTCCTGGACCAACAATAAATCCACCTGTAGCTGCCTTGACAACCTTGCCCTGACCACCAACTGTAGTTGGCATTGGTCTAGCTTGGAATCTTGCAGCAGATGCATTGGCTCTGTCATACGCAGCGGTTAGTGCGTCAACTGCAGCTGCTTCAGATGTAAAAATTTGTGGCAGTCTTGCGTGTGTCTGTTCAAGTGATGCGGCAATTGCTTCAGAGCGTAGCTGCTCTTCTGTCATGTACTGTAGCTGCTCACCAAGAATGTTTGACTGGTTTCCCACACCCAAGAAAATATTTCTTAGGAATTGGAATGCCTTAATCAGGTTTGCTGCACCGTTAGCAACAAGACCAAACGTCATTAGGGCTACTGGAGCTAGGCCACCAAGAACTGCAATTGTTCCTGTAATGAATCCCTTGGCAGTGTCACCCATATTGTTAAATACGTCAAGTACGCTTGTTCCAAACTTGATTAGTGGTGTCACAAGCTTCATGAACTCTTCACCAATAGGGGCTAGAGCAGCCTTAAACTCCTCAATGGCGGCTTTAAACTTGTAGGTAGTAGATTCTTCTACTGCTTTTAATTCTTTGTTTGACAGGGCTGCTAGCTCCGCTGTGGATGCTTGCATGAGGTCCATGACCTTGGCTGCCTGGCTACCGTCCTGAATAACGTTCTGGAATAGTGTAGATAGACGAGCAAACTGGAACTTACCAAATAGTTGCTCAATAGCACGAGCACGGTCAACTGGGTTTAGCTCATCCAAGGCCTTGGCAAAGTCAACTACTGTGCCAGTTACGTTTCCTGCGTTTTTAGATACAATGTCACGGATGTTAATTCCGTATACCTTAAGCATGTCAGATGCTTTTGTGGTTGGGTTGATCAACGCTGCTAGACCAGACTTAAGTGCGTTAGCACCTTCTGAAGCGTTAATTCCACCTTCCTTCATGGCTGTTAGGAAGAATGCAAGATCTTCTACTTCTCCACCAAGTTGCTGGATTACTGGTCCAGCCTTTGGAATAGCTGTTGTAAGGTCTTCAATTGACGTTACGGTTTGGTTTTCAACTGCGTTAAGGAAATCAATCTTGCCTGCAAGTTGTGTAGTTGCAATTCCAAAAGCATTGGTAAGAGAGATTGATGTCTCTAGTGCTTGCTCTTGGCTTACGTTACCAAGAACTGCTAGACGAGTTGCTTCTGCTACCTGGGCTGTTAGGTCAGCACCCTTCTTACCCATAGCTGCTGCTTGAGACGCAAGCTGCATTGTGTCAGCAACTGCAACACCGTACTTAGTGTATTCTTCAGCAAGTGTCTTGATCTGATCAATCATTTCATCAGTCTCAGCTGATGGTGTCATTAGATCGCCATAGACACGCTTAAACTTAATTGTCTGTTCTTCTAGATCCATAAATGCTTTAGCAGCAGTTGAACCAAATACAGATAGTGGAATGGTAAAACCAACCATAAGCTGTCTACCAGCCCACTGTGTATTCTTACCAAAGTTTAGAAGGTTGGTAGATCCCTGGCTAAGTAGCTGATTAAAGATTTGCTGCTTTTGTGCAACAATAGCTTGCTTAGTGCTTAGGTCGTTTAGATCAAGTGCAAGTGGTCTAACTGAGATTGCGTTAAGGGCACCTGATGCATCTCTACCAAGAGATACGTATTGTGTTTGAAGAGTCTTTACTCTTTCACGAGCAACCTTCTCAATAGTGTTGAGTTCGGTTGTAAAGTTTTTACCAAAAGTTTTGCTTGCAGATAGTGAGTATCTGAAGTACTCTCCCATTGAGAGTTTGTTCTTTTCAAGCGATGCAGTAAATGACTCTGTGCTTGATTTGATTGTTTGTAGTCTAGCTGCAAACTTACCTGTTGCATTGATATCACCAATTAGTGATCTTTGTAAGTCGCTTGCTGTTGCTGCATTGGCTGCAGAGCTGGCCTGCATTTGCCTCTGAAAGACCGATATCTGTCTCTGAAGATTCTTAATTGAGTCTAGTGCACCACTAGTATCAATATTGACTCTTATGTTAGATTGGATATCGGTCATTCAGCAGCATCCCTATGGGGTAACGTTATGCAACGCTACCAAGTGGACCATCACCCAGCTTGATTCCAGATGCTTCTTCAACGATCTGGTAAACTGTAGGAAGGTCTAGATTGTCCTCAAGCTTAGCAATGTCTTCTGCTAGCTCAGGCTTGTATTGCTTCATAGCAATCTGTACGCACTTAATCAAAACATCCATTGACTTGTCATTGTCTGCTGCAACCTCGGCGATGTTTGCAAACTCTTTCAAGAATGGGCGAAGTAGTGAGATTCTAAGTGGCTGTACTGAGATAGTTGTGCCGTCAACTAAAGTTAGTGTTTTTGATTCATTGATTGTAGTTGTCATTGTTCTCCTTCTAATGAACGATATGTTCAATCAATTATAACACAATCAATGTTTGTTTTTTAGCCAATTCTTTCGTAGTCAAGGCCCATGCCAATTCCAAATCCTTGCTTGGCTGCATTAAGACCTTGTAGTGCCAATACGTCGTTTGAATCCTGTGCCTGCCCACGACTAAACACTCTTGCCTTCATGGCTTCCCATGGATCTTCTGCCTTACGACCTGACTGTTCGTCAAGGTCTACTCCCTGCATTGCAGCCAAGAACTTTTTCTCAGCATACTCTGCTTCTCGTTTTGCATTTAGAGTGGCTGATAGCTCTGGCATAGACATAGATGACTCAAGCTCTTCGTAGTCTTTCCAGATACCCAATAAGAATACTTCTGATTCTAGTGCAGCTAGGTCAGTCTTTTTCCATGTGTTTCCATCTGACTTATCATTGCTATTGCTCTTAGAATCTTTGTCATCATCGCTACCGCCCAGGCTAATTCCTGCTGATAGGTCTAGAATCTTGTCCTCTAGCTGATCTATAGTCTTGATCTGTGGATAGTATTGCTGCATGGCAATTCTGACGCATTCTAGCACCGTGGCTAATCTTTCGTCTTCGTCAACGGATGATTCAATAGTCTCAAACACATCCATGAATGGTCTTAGGTATTTGATCTTAAGTGGTGTTATGTGGATCTCTGTTCCATCAATAAGGTGGATTGATCCAGATTTATATATTGTAGTTGCCATCCTACTAGTATACCAAAAAAAGCAAACTGCCCCAGCCGAAAAGGCCAGGGCAGTTCTATTAAGTTGTAAGTTGTTGCGATTAAGCAGCAGCTGGGATTACACGGTCAACGATCTTACCGTATGAACCGTCTGAGTTTGGTAGCAAGCGGAAGCTTACTTCAAACATTGTTGCTTCGTCACGCTTAGCACCAACAGTAACGCTTTCAATTGAAAGTGCACGGAATGCTGTGTAGATACGCTCAATGCTTGAACCAGCTTCACAGTCACCTGTACCTGGACCAATTGCTACTAGACCACGCTCTACTGGACATTCGCCCAGCTGACCAGCGGTCAAGTTTAGCTCTTGTGAACCAGCACCGATTCCTAGACCTGTTAGGTCAGAAAGGTCGCCAGTTGGAGCTGCGATTGCGAACAATAGGTTCTCAAGTGTTGCTTCAGCAAAAGCTGTATTCAGGTTAACCTGCATACCTTGCTTGTAAAGCTTTGCAACGTCAAGAATCTGGTCAACCTGTACTTCACCGAAGTCAGGCTGGAACTGTAGCTCTAGACCGTTCATTGTATAACCAACGTTACGGAAGCCATCAGTGCTTAGCCAGTTGTTTGATGCAGAAGCACCAACCTGTAGAGACTCACGGAAAGACTTTCCAGCTTCGTAATCTGGAAGATCTGATACTGCTAAGTCTCCACCAAGGCCGTCTGGACCTTCGTATGTGAACAATGATGCGGCACCAACGATAATGTTGGTAGCAGAACCTCTGTGTGTATATGCCATATTTTTCACCTCTTCTTTATATGGATTTGTATAAAAAAGGCGTGTTTCCTCAAGACTAAGTATACCAGTCTTTTTACACTACTCTGACTTGTGCCAGTCGTAATCTATGATTATCTTGTTACCAGCATATGTCCTGGCTGTGGCAAAGTCAATTAGGTCCCTGGTCTCTTCTAACTGATATATGCGTATACGGTGAAAGAATGGCAGTGGCAGCTTATTGCCAGCATCGTCAACCATTGGGCTTGCTGAATTTTGCTTGTTTGCAATCCACTGGTTAAGCTCCTGGGCTGACTCGTCTTCACGATCAAGTAGGTCTTGGACTAGCTGGGTTAGCTCAATCATGAATGGAATTGGATTCTGTCCAGTTGCATAGAAGTAGTAGAGTAACTGCTCTGACTTATTGTGTGGAAATGGGGACCTACGCATTTTAAGCATTCTGTCGTAAACCGCAAATTGACCATTGCCATTTGGGAATGTGTCAAACATAGAGTTAATGTCAGTTGGGCTTGTTGGGAAGAACGGCATTGTTGTATCTCCGTCAAAGCCATCTAGTGGATTTGATTTAAAGTATTCTGATACCTTCTCTTGGAGGTATGCATTAATAAAACTAGGTGGATAGTATATGGTCATTATAGGATTCCTGATTCTGCGTTAGATACCCAGCGGAAGCCAGTGGTTACGCCTAGGGCTCTTCCACCACGCTTAGCTGCTCTAAGATTTTTTGCAAACACTTCTGGTCTTTCAAAGTATCTAGACATTCCGCTAGACTGCATAAAAGCCTGAGTGAAGTAGTTATCAAAGAATGATCTGAAGGTCTTTTCGTACGCACCAACAACTTCTGTTCCACCTGGATTGGCTACTGAGATTGGCTGTCTTGTGAAGATTTCTTCATCGCCATCTTTAAACACTAGAACGCTGGACTTTGATGGCTTAATAACTACTGGTATTCCATTTTCCATGATATTTGCTTTGTCATAGAATGGTGTGTTTGATCCATTCTTAATTGAGTTAGACTGTCTAAAAGTTGAGTTAATTGATAAGCCTGCTCCAGTTACTACATAGTTAATGTCAAATAGTCTTGCTGTTGGGCTACCAGTCTTATCCCACTCATAAACGTGGTGTAGCATTCCTGGATCTACCCTTGCATTTGAGTCAACGTAGCTGTTTAGTAATTCAGTTACTGTTGAGCCAAGCTTCTTTAGGAGGGTGGTCTTGCCTCTTTGCACACCATCAAGAAATCCAGCAGAGTATTCTACAATGTTCTGCATTTCCTTAACAAACTGAGTTGAGTCGTATTCTACATTAAACATCTGAGGCCTGGTTCTCTGAACGACGTAGAACAATATTCCAGTATTCCACACCGCCAAAGGGACCAGTAAATGGCTCAACAGTTGCAATCTCAAAAATTGTTGACTTTCCGACTCTAACGCCAGCAGTCTCTTTGTATAGGTGGTTACCATTCTTATCACGGATGTTCGTAATAATGATATTGGTTATTGATGAAGCTTGTTCTCTGCTTGAGAATCTTGGGTCACTCTTGGATCTTCCAGAGATAAGTCCAGACTGTGTAATGTTTACGTTTGGCTTTATCTCTTCTTTTAGTGCTGATCCAGCTACCACAAAATTTCCAGCAATTGTTCTGTCAAGCATCCACTGCTTCTTTACGTTTCCGTAAGCACCCTGCTCAACAATAGGGTAGTAGATATCTGCCTGCATTGGGTAGATAAAATCAGTAGGTTCGCAGTATGCCATTATAGCACCCCAACTTTAGTAATAGACTTCATATACTTATCAAGTATCTTGTCTACTATTAAATTACCTGTTCCTTCTAGCATCTTCTTGTCAAACTGGATTCTGAATTGATCAGTATTATATGAAGTTACATACTTCTGATAGTAGTCTAGTCTACCGCACTTAAGGTCATCAATCAGCATGATTGTTGCTTTTTCAATGTCTGCTGGGATTGCACGGAAGCCCTCGTCAAGCACGAATAGGTAGTCATAGTTGGCATTGAAAGCACCGTATCTTAGGTTGCCCCAAGCTAGGTCTCCACGTGATGTTGGTAGATTAATTGGGCTACCAGAAAGTCTGTTTACAGAATCTGCATCTGTTCTATAGATTGCTGAGTTATCCAAAGTCACCTTATACTCATAAGCATTTAGTGTTGGATCTCTGTCAACGTCAAAAACCAGTACATCATTTTCGTATACCTTTAGTACACGGTTTGCATCTCTCCATACTGGAAGGTAGTCTGCTCCAGATCCATTTGTCTGGAAGATTGATTTATGGTTGTAGAATCCAGTGCCTGTGTAGGTGTCAATAATTGATCTTGCAATTAGCTCATACATCTTATACTCTGCTACTTCAGAGGCTGTACCAGTTGTAGCAAGTTCTGCTGGATTTACATATGGACGAACAATGTCTAGGTTAGACTCGTAGATTACGTGTTCGTGTTCTGCATCATAGAAGCGGATTAGAAAGCTTCTGTCGTACTGCACCTTTGACAGTGGCAGTGTATATACAACAACGCCTGTTGCACTTGAGGTGATAGTAGTCTCTTCAATTGAGTGGTCCACCAAATCCTCAACATAAACAATGTATGCATAGTTAGCATCTGGTAGAGTCCATGTTGTTGTGATAGGATATGGTGGAACCCTCAAAATTTCCATTACTTGTTGTACTCCTTGGCAACCTCTTCAGGGGTTAGCAATGTAATGTGGTTTCTTGTTAGCCATTGGTCTGCTTCAGCCTTAGCGACAATATTAATGCCACGGCTTACCTTACCAACACCCTGCCAAACAACGTTCTTTGTTGATTTGATTGCAACTGTGTCTTTTGGCTCTGTTACAGTCTCTACCTTCTTAGGGGCTGACTTCTTTGATTTAACTGTTGTTGAACCAATTGTACCGTTTTCAACTGGAGCTAGGGCTGGAGATTCTTTAACCTCTTCCTCAGCAACGATTACGTCTTCTACTGGTGCTTCTACTGGCTCTTCAACTACCACTGGAGCTTCTTCGACAACTGGTGCCTCTTCAACTACAGCTTCTGGCTTTACGTCTTCGTTAAATAGATCTTCTGACATAAATTCCTCCTTGTATGTTCTTATTAATTATAGCAGATATTAAAAAAGAGGGCAGGAGCCGAAACCCCTGCCCCCCTCTAAAAGGATACTGTTACAGATTAAGCATCTGCAGCAGCGTCAGCGAATGCTACTGCATCCTCTTCTTCCCACTGAACGCCGAATCTTACGAATACGGTGTACTCAATGGTGTCCTTCTTTGGCTTGTACTCACGGTTTACAGTGATGTCTCTCTGGAATCCCCAAATACGGTTCTGAGGGAATGTAAGATCTACATAACCTGCAGGGTAGTAAGGAACTTCCTGTACATCAATGCCTAGAACACGAGTAGTACGTGCTCCACCGAAAGTCTGTCCAGTTCCATCTAGGTAAGCCTGGCGGTTAGCCTGGGTTGAACCTGGAAGCTGGCCAGCGAATGCCTCAGCAACTGCGTCTGCTAGAGTACCGTTGTTCTTAACGATTCCCTGGAATGCGTCAGTACCAGCGTAGAACTTAAGGTTGTTCTTAAGTGCACGGTACTTACGAGGCATTGCAAGAATAACCTTCTGCAATGCGTCTACAGTCCAGTTGTCGTCAGAAACGGTTACAACAGCCTCGTGTGCGTCGCCATTGGTCTTAACACGGTTTACAAAACCGTCCATAATTCCAAGGAATGCACCGTCAGCTGAGTTTCCAGTTCCGTTGATTGCTAGATCTTCGATGTCGTTAGCGAAAGCGTTGGTCATTAGACGAACCAAGTGGTCCTCTAGTGCACCGCCTTCAATACCGTCTTCGATAGCTTCAGCAGATACTTCCCAGTCAAGACGAATCTTGCGTGTGGTAAGCTCTACCTTTGTGAATGTCGCTCCTGCGTTGGTGTAGTCACCGTTAGCCTGTGCAGCTGCACGGATAACACGCTCTCCAACATTAACCTTCTCAAGCTCCATTGTGTTAGCTCTCATGGTTACACGACGACCGTCCTTGGCGAGAGTTGTTGCATCCCATACGTAGTCAATAAAACGACGTGCCTGTTCAGGGCGAAGAATACCACTACCTGCATCACCTGAAGGGTTGATTGCGTTTGGTCCAGTTGTTACTCCGAAGTTTGCAGTAGGGATGTTGCCCAGAGCACCTGCGTTACCGTAGTTACCTGGAACATTGTTGCCTGCTGCTGAACCAGATGCGAATGCACCTTCTCCATTGTATAGTCCAGAATCAGCTCCTGCTGCGTCTGGGTTGTTCTTAATAATTTCTTGTTCCGACATATTGTCACCTCCTAGTGATGTTTTGTTTATTTAAATAAATCGGCAGTTTTGAGGAAACGTCCGCCCCATAGGGATTTTTCAACCAGTTCTGGTTGATCCTGCACGATCTCGCCGAGATCGCCAGATTTGCGGAAAGCAGTGTCAGCTTCTACAGCGTCCACTCTCTTTCCAAACTCATCGAAGTTGCTCTTAGTTGCTGCTACTTCGTTCTTTACAGAAGCGATTTCGCTTGTTGCACTAATGAGAGACTTGCTTAGTTCTGCAATTTGTTCAGCTTGTGCTTGAACAACTGCAGTTAGATCGCTAAAGGCTTTGGTAACAACATCCTTGACATCTGCAATTGCAGTCTCAAAGGTGTCGTCAGACTTAGCTACAACCTCTTCTTCTGTCTCAGTAGTCTCTGACTTTTCTGCCATGTCGTCTTCATCTGAATCTTCAGACTCAACGGCACCTGGCTTGTCGTCTTCGTCAGCGTCAGCTGACTTCTCTACTGCTACATCTGCTGTTTCAGCTGTTGCTTCTGCCTCTGGAGCGACCTGTGCTTCTTCAACTACATCGTCAGATTTTTCTACGATGTCATTTGTTGTTTCAGTCATAGGACCTACCTCCTTGTTAATCTCAGTTTTAATGCCTTTAGCACTATCAACTAAGAACTTGATCATTTCTGATTTTTCTGTATCCGTCTTTTCAACGAAACCTATATTTGTCATTGGCAATCCAGAGATAGGACTTTGCTCAACATCATTTTCTGAAAGGGTGACAATACCATTGTCCTTGTCCCAGAATACATTTTCAACTACTGTCTCAGCTAGGTCTCCCTTGACCATGTCTACTCCGTCTACCTTTTCAATTGATAGAACATTTGCAAATTGATTAGCTGGGCTATCAACTAGTGATAGCTCTACCAAGTCGTACTCTTTAATGATACGGATTGGCTTGTTAAGGTTTTCATCAATTGCGTCATCCCACTTGTTCATTCTACCGCCAATTGAAAAACCTGAAAGGGTACCATCTAGTACTTTCTCCCAAGTATTCTGTGCACCCTTAGAAACATATGCAGATACGTAAACGCCGCTATAGAATTTCTTTGTCTCTGGGTCAAAGTACTTGTCTTCCTTAAAAGCTACCATCTTGCCAACTGATAGTGGCTGGTGCATTTCACGGATGTTACCACGAAACTTTGAGAAGGCCTTCATAGATGCTTCAGCTGTAACGATGTCCGCCTGGCGGTCTACGTTGTCAAGTGTAGCAAATCCAGAAACGATGCGACGTTCCTGATCAACTTTGTTGAACGGCATTGAGAGGCGAACGTTGTCGCCCTCAGTATCCCAATGAGCTTTTGATATAGTCATACTAGTACCATTATAGAGCATATTTTACACAATTGTTACAAAAACTGGCATTTTTGAAAAATTAGCTTGATGCTCTTCCTTCACCTTTTGGATTCCTACCAGCAACAGTTGCAGAGGAGTCTGATGAGTTGTTTGCTCTCTCAGCATCTCTCTCCTTGTTGCCTGCCATATTACCCTTAGAATCTGCAGCTTGGCGTGGGCTTAGCTCTAGTGGCTCGTCTCCACCATCCATCTGTGGAAGTCCAAGAATATTTCTAGCTTCGTTAGGAACCATAATCTTGTTCTTAACGTAACGCTCAAGAATCTGTGACTGAGCAATCTCATCCGTCAGAGTTAGCTCATTGAACTTGAACTCTAGAAGGTCTGTCTTTTCCTTGATAATCTTACTTAGTAGCTTTTCAAGGTTGGTCTGTGCAGGTCTGGCTACCTGCTCTTTAAAGGTGCGATCCTGGGCAAGGGCTGCAGCAATGGCTGAAGAATCTCCTCCACCAATCTTTGATAGTGGCACTTGGTGAGCAACCAGAATGTCGTCACGGTTGCGTAGACGATACTCATTGAAAGAAGCTTCCTGTGTTCCATTCTCAACCGCCTCCATCTTAAACTCAACCTTGTTTGTGTCTGAGTCTCCTGGTAGTGGGATATATAGAGTACGGTGGTTTGAGCCCTTTAGGCTTGTCTGTAGGAAACGGAACATCTTGTCCTCTGCTTCTTCAGATAGCTTTGCACCCTTTAGAGTTACAACATAACGAGGAACAGCCTTGTTCTTGAAGTAGTCAATGTTGTACTGTGATGCCATCTGGTCACCATATAGAGATGATACTGCTGACATGATGTCTGGAACACCATAGAAAGTGTTTAGTGGTGAGTAAGACTTGAAGTGTAGGATTTCGTTTGGTCTTGGATCTGTGGTTAGTGGATTCTTGTTCTTTGCCCCAAAATTACGGAAGTAAACAACCTTCTGTCCAATAATCTGAACATAACCATCACGTAGTCTGCGTACACGCATTGTTGTTGCTGGAATGTGTCCTAGGTATCCAATGTCTCCGCTAACTGTTCTTCCAATTTCAAGGTATCCATTTCCAGTTGACTGGACATCAGTGTAGAATTTGGTCATTGTGTTGGTAAACGAGTCATCGTCATTTAGAGTTTCTAGCCAATCACGTAGCTCAAGCTTTGCTCGTTCAATACGCTTACGAGCCTTCTCTGTTGCACTTTGGTTTTCAGATGACTCAAGTGCCATAATTGTTCTTTTTGTTGCGTGGAAGTCATATCCCAGTCCAACAATGTTTTCTACCTTAGCGTCAATGGCTGCGTGGTTTGCAAATGATGTGTCGTAGTAGTTGGCAAGTTCGTATAGGTTCCATGGTGGGGTAATAACGTCAAAGATGCCGTAGCCATTTCTGAATACAGTTCCTGGGTTAATCTCTTTTGAGTATGCCCCATTTACACCACGGTTGATTGCAAGAGCACTGTCTTGGTATCCTAGGTCAGTGGTGTCAACGTTATTTCCGCTTACAACAAAGTCAGCTTTTGACATTCTGTCTGAGCGACGTTTAAAGTTTTTCTCTAGGCCGTTTAGACCTTTTAGCAAATCCCAAGACTTTGAGAATGGGTCTTGCTCCTTGAATGGATCTACCTCTGGCTCAAACTCTGGTGTGAAGGCGTGTACATATTCAGTCATTACTCGTCATCTCCATACATTTCCAGAGTCTTCTTTGCAGCCATTACAGCACCTAAGTCGTTTAGGTTTGGGATTAGTCCCTGCTTCATTCTGTCTACTTGCTCTGAGTATTCTTCCTCTGAGATTCTGCCCATACCTGGATAAAACTCGTAAGAACCGTTTTCTTGACCAAGCTCTTTTGCTGCTCGCTCTAGTTTCTGAATCTGAAGTAGGTCACCCCTATGGGACGGAATGTTTAAAACACTTCCATGTCCATCTGTGAAAGGCTTGCCGTTAGCCTTCTTCCAGATGTAGATTCCCCAGTTGGCACCGTTGTCAATAACTGTTGCTTTTGATTCACCGATTTGACCAGGAACTCTAAATTTTTCAGTATTCATAACCACTATTATACCATACTAAACAGCTGTTAGTATAGATGATTTCCAAGATATATCATTATATACCTTGTATGAGTAGCTATTAAACCTTAATTTATTATCATCGCCAACGATAACCTTATTAGTTCCTGTGTAAAGTCTATAGACTACACGTGGATCAAAGAGGTATGTCTTTAGTGTTGGGATGTATAGAATGTTTTCCCAGGAAACTATTGGTCCACTAAATTCTCCAGTAAAGTCGCCCCAGTAGGTAACATCTGAACCATCTTTGTCTATCATGGTTCTAACCTGTGACCATGTTCTTAGGATTGATGTCAGTGAGTCTTGGCTAGATGTCAGTCTGTAGTTTGACATGCCGTGGACTAGTAGCGGTCCTGTAATGTCTAAGTAGCCCTCAATTGAGTTAAAGTCTAGGCTTTCCTGGAACTGAATACCAAGCATATTCCAATTATTTGGTGTTAGGTATAGGTCCTTGACAATGTTTCCATTTAGGTAGAAGAATATGGTTGGCTCAGGTAGACCAGTCTTATCGTTAAGCATGTAGGCACGTCCACGAGTCTGGCTAGCATTTGCAGCTTCAACATATAGTGACACCTTTTTATTCTTTGCACTAATGGTGATCAACTTTTGTGGTGCTACTGGGAACGTTTCTTCAGGATATTTTGACAATACCTGAATTGCTCCAACACGGTATAAGTCTGATCTTTGTGGATTAACCTTTGACCTAATTCCTCGTCTCTTCGTTGATTCCAGCATTCCTCGCATTTGGATACCGCTATTATTTGTAAGGTAAAGATATGGAGTTGACCCCTTGTAAATAGATACTGGGTTTTTTGCTTTATAGTCTGGATAAATTCCTCGCATAGTGTATGCAGCCAAGGTGTCACCAAAACGAGTTGAAATGTTAGTTGGACCAATTGATGATAGGGCTTGAGAAGCTAGCTGCAATGACTTAATCTTAATAGGACTGCTAACTATTGCCTTTGATCCAATCTCAACATGCATTACTATTGCTAGCTGACTGAATGCAGTGTCTTGTGGCAAGTAAATTATTGCTCCGTCTACAACCTCGTACTTGGTAAGTAGCCAAAGCGAACCAGGCTCAACAATGCCAGATTTTGGTAGTGGCTGAGTGTAGATAAAGTTATCAGAGCCTGAGTTTGGGCCTGTGGCTATATATTGGAAAGTAACATATGTTCTTACCTGAGCGTCAGATGTGTCGTATTTTCCATTGGCATATATTGGTAGAACTGGATTACTAACGTTAAACTGTACAAAGTCTAATGTTTGTACTTGCTCTCCGTCAGCATTTACCACGGCTTTAGCTAGTGTTGCTAGTGGCACGTAGTCCTGCCAATATGAGTCTGCTGATACGTCAAGGATGAACGATCCAAGATACATTCTTGGGTTTAGGGTATAGCTAGCAATGTGATTAATTACTTCAAAGATTATCTGTGAGTCAACTGATCCAGCAGATGCCACTGAATCCCAGCTAGTAGTTGCTGGTAGACCACCAAGATAGGTGCTGTCCCATTGCGTGGTAGATGCAACTCCTGCATTTATGAAAACATCGTCACCCTCAAATACAGCGATCATTCCATTGCTCTTGATTAGGTAAGATATCTTGTTAAGGTTTCTACGTGTGGAGAATCCAATCTTATATATTCTACCCTTAAATGTTTTTTCAAAACTCTTCTGTCCGCCAACGTATGCCGATAACTTTCCAGATGCACCAAAGAACTTAGTGATTGCACCACCAAATGTTGATGAAAACTTGTTAATATCAATTCCTGCTGCGAAGAAAATACCAGGCTCAAGCTTTTCTTCTGAGTATTGTGTAATAGCCTGACCAGATGCTGTTGCTAGCTCGTACTTGAGTTTAGTGTTTTCTGCACTGATTGTAAAGCTACTTTTCTCTGATTCATTCTCAACCCTGATTAGAATTTGACTGTCAGTTGAGTCTGTCTTAAATACTCCATAGAATCCGCTTAGCTCTCCAGCCAAGAAGCTAAGCTTTGGGAAGAATAGATATCCGCCAGACTTTGAAGGACTATTCCCAAGTGTCAGGTCTACTGATGCAAAAAGTTCGTTACCGTCAGATAGGGATGACTTGGCAAGCCACTCTTCTGTCGTTATGTTTTTGTTATTAAACACAACTTCTGGAGTTGTATATTTGGGTGGTCTCAATACGTTGTTCTCAACGATTGCGTTATCTATAATTCCCTGGGTCCATCTGCCCATGTCTGGATATAGATAGTTGTTTGCGTAGTTTGACACCTTGTAATCAATGAAGGTTGATGCACCTATTAATGATGAGCTTGATAGCTCTGGGAATTCTACGCCCTGCCCATATACGAATCTTCTTTTTGCTACTAGCTCTGGAATCTGATAAGAGTATATTGCAACACAGTCAATCTCCATTGACTCAATAGTGTCATAAGAATAGAAACCTAGCCAATCCTGGCTCTTGTTGTTTAAGAATGGTTTTGGCAATAACAGAGATTCTGTGTTTGTGGTTATTGAGATAACCTGTTCTCCATCTAGCAACAAGCTGGCAGTATTCACAGAGACTCTAAAGTGTAGTAGCATTGGTCTACCCCACTCACCAACAAAGTAAGATCCAATAGAGTTTCCAACCTTAATAACCAAGAACTCACCCTGCACGTAGATGCCATCGCTAGAAGCAATTGGTCCAAAGATTCTCTCGCTATCACTTGATTTTGGAGTTATCCTTATCCACATTTCTGCTGTCATGTCAACGTATCTGCCAACGTCATTTAAAAAGCCAAGTCCTGGAATAATTAATGATGGCAAGTCGCTGCCCGATGGGGTTACCTTGGTTAGATTAGATGCACCGTAAATAATTGGAAAGCCTTCATTAATGGAATATAGCCTATTTTCTGATGCTAAATAATATCCATCATTGTTTGTCAGACCGTATGACTGTGCAGGAATGGCCATTACAGTACTTGGAAGGTTAATGCTTTCGTATGACGTTAATGGTTGTGGAACTACTCCAGATGATACCGCATTTTGTGCCTCTGACCACTGAGCAAAGCTTAGGTTATTAAAGTAAAACTCGCTAGTGATATCAACAGTTTGCTGTATTGATATGTACAACGATATGTTTGATGAGGTTGCTGGTAGGTTAAATGACTTTGATAAGAATGCCCACTCGTCCTGGTTTCCAGGAACATAATTAAAGGTTTCCGTTACTGGTGTAGCTGATCCAATCTTGTATCCTAGCTTTACGACAACCTCTGCAGATGTCTTGAAATGGGTTGAAATATTAATAGTATTTTTGGCTTGATCCAATAACGATGAGTTTATCACTACTGGACTAGTGATAGTTACAAGCTCTATGCCATCAGTAGTTACCCCAACAATTGGGGAGTCAGGCACCTGTGCTGAAAGGTTGACGTTGAATAGAAATGAGCCATTTGTGATAGTCCACCCAGACATTGCCTTTTCATTATTGTCAATAAGGGATACAAAATCAACCTTGTCATCAAGTGCCCACAGGGCTAGTGGATGCTCTCCAAAAATTTTTTCTGCGTATAGGTTAGATGGGTTTGTCATAATTGCTCCAGGTATAGTTTATCACAAAACAAGCCCATTCTTTCTCTGAAAAAGCTCTTGTTGGTGCTGTTGCTCTTTTTCAATCTGTTCATCAGTTTTCTTAATAAATGACCAAGATCTAATGTATTTTCCATCTACAAAATTTGGGAAATCTTCAACCATCGTGTATCCTGGTCTTTGCTCTGGAACCTCTGATTCTTCTACCTCAGCCCAGCCATCTGGTAGCTGATCTCCAAATGACCACAAGCGGTTTTCAAGGATTATATCTCCAACATATCTTGGATACTGTTCGTTTGGTCCAATGTATATAGCCATTACTTAATATTCTTTCTGTCATATACCAAAGATATGTTTTCTCCAGTGTGAGTTCCGTCGGAAATTGGCACCGTTGCCGTTACAGAATACGTTGAGCTTGTGATCCATGATCTAGAGTATGCGTTTTCTGTAAAAGATCCAGCAACGTATGTGATTGGACCAAAGGTTCCTACTAAAGACCCATCTCCTGGTAGCTTTATCAGCGTCATTGCGTTGTCGTATAGACCAACAATTCCAGATCCAGACAAGAATATGTCATTATTTGAATTAACCCTAAAAGCTGTCATTGTTCTAAACTTAAAGTTTAGGATTCTTCTTTGCCAGATCAGGCTTCCGCTGCTACTATACTTAAACAGTGCTGCCACATAGTCAACTCCATCGTATCCAGAAAAGTATAGATTACCCAATGCGTCTTCTTCCATATATCTGACAAACACATTTGTAGTGGTTCTTTGCCAGAGCAAAGTGCCTGATGAATTAAATTTTGCAATAAAGGGTTCGATTGATGTTTCATAGTAGTAGCCCATTACAATAACATCTCCTGCAGCTGTTGTGTTAATTGCTGTTACGGAGCTATATCCAGATCCATTTGCACTGAGCTCTCTTGTCCACTGGAATGTGCCAGATGAATTAAACTGAGCTACTGTAGCTCTTGATGAAGTAAATCCACCGTTATCATGTGTGCCGCCCACGTAAACGTTTCCGCTGGCTTTGTGAACTGCTACGTCAGTGAGATTTACGGATGCATCTGATGGGTGCATAAGTCGTCTTTGCCACTGCAATGCTCCTGAATAATTTAGTTTATGCAAGTATGTTACAGTATAGCTTGCATTTGGATTTTCTGGTGGATAGATTCTCGTGTGTGAAGTGGTATATGAGTTTCCAGAGTTATCAGTGTCAATAACTTTGCTATAGAAGTTGTTGTAATCCTGAACTCCATCTCCAATGTTCTTCTGCCAAACAATTGAGCCAAACGAATCTAACTTAACTACAGTGGCATACAGCTTGCCACCAGATGCAACCCTAGCACAGCCTCCAGAATAGAATCCTCCAGATGAGTCTGATGAGAATGCATTGGAGTATGCCTCTTGACCATTTTGGAAAAACTGTTTTTGCCAGATTGGTTGGCCAAGTGGATCATACTTAATGAACAGCATATTGCCAACAGTATCGCTATCAACACCTGATAGATAAGAGTTTCCAGATGAGTCAATCTCTACGTCTTGAGCAAACTCATACTTTTCAACTGTCTTTGACCAGTTGGCTATGGATAGCCAGTATGGCTGAAGCTTTTCTTTTGTTGATCCCAAGGTTCCAATTGGTATAAGTAGTGGAGACATCTATACCAACTAAACTGTCTCTACAGATCCAACTAAAGCATATACTCCAGGAGATACATAGATAATGCTAGATGGGGTGTATCTTGTTGCCATCTTTAGGGATACCCCAGTTGCACCAGCTCCCTCTATCGTTACTCCTGATCCTGCAACGAACGTTGCCATAGAACCTCTTAGGTATAGATCAATTCTTTGACCAGCAGAAAGGACATCGTCAATGGTAACTGTAATTGTTGTAGATGGGTTTAAGATTATAATCTTGCCGTTGTCAGATGCTACTGTAGAATACGTGGCTGCTGTTACTGTCTTAACGGTGTTCAAAATTTCTGAGGCATCGTGGGTGTGTGCAGATGGTGGAAAACTTGTTGGTAGATCCAATAGTTCGCTATAGCTGAATGTTGTGGCTACCGCTGCTGGCCCCCAAGATCCATCTGCATTCTTCTTAAGGACCTGGCCTGTAATTGCTTCAGAAACATCAACGTCTGCTAGAGAGTCCAATGTGTGTGAGTGATCAGTTGCTGCTTTATTGGCAAGAGCTGTAGTTACTGTGTTAGCAAATGTTGCATCGTCGTTGATTGCTGCTGCAAGCTCGTTGAGAGTATTAAGTGCTGCTGGTGCCGAATCAACTAATCCTGCTACCGCTGTTGACACTGCATTTGCAATTTCTAGCTGAATGCTTTCCATTGCTGAGGCCAAAAGAATTGACACGTCTGGTGCAAGATCTTCATTTAGAAAGTATGGAAGGGTTAGCCATGGGGTCTCTCCGTCACCAAGCTTAAACTTTTGTGTGTCTATTTCTAGACCCATCTCTCCTACTGCAAGTGTGGGGTTGATTGCGGTCCATTGGGTTGATAGGCCGTAGCGTTGTTGCATTCTAGTAGTCATAGTTTCTCCTAGTACATTTTATCATAGATAATGAAAAATCCCCTGCCTTTTAGCAGGGGACCTCATTAATGCTATAGAGTGTTCAGTCTTTCAAGCTCTTCTTGATAAATCTTGATTACTTCCTCAATCTGCCCAACCTTGTGGGCAAGCTGCTCTAGATTTGTTGAATCTTCGCCTTCAGTTGCTACAATGATTGCTTTGTTTAGATTTGCAGTATATGCATCCAAGGCTAGCTTCTTGATCTCATCTGAGATTAGATCTTTTACTTCATTAATGTCCAGTAGTTCTAAAAAGTTTGTTGACATGTCATCTCTTTCATTTTAAATGCCGTTTTGGCAGATATAAATCATACCACAAATCGGGCAGAAAGTAAAGTTAGGAGATTACTTCAACACCAGATACTGTTGCAATAAGGCTATTTGGTATGGCACCAGTCATGTAGAGCTTATCTCCTGGATTAACAACTAAAGACAATTCCTTATTTTCTGTTGTTCTTTCTCCAATAAACTGTTCTGGATAAATCTTATTCCAGTCCTGAGCATCTGATCCTGCTGGAGCAAGGTAGATAGAATATCTAACAATACCGCTAGTTAGGTTTGTAATTAGAATGCTCTTGATAATACCCTTGTTTGCAAAGACTTTGATTGGGTTAGTTGGAAGTGGCACTAATGTTTGTGGTCCAAAGAATCTGGTTGGATTATATGACATCTTCTACCGCCTTAAACAATCGAAATGGTTCCAGCCATCATTGGCTCTGTCTCAGATACGTAGTACAGGGTCGATGGTGCATCTGTTGGAACAGCCCATGTAATAGCTCCTACGTCGTCTCCAGCATTAGTTACACCATTAGTGTACTCTGTTAGAGAGTCGTAAGCCCCAGATGTTGTCTGGAATCTTAGAGGGTATCCTACAGCATCAATATTGAAGATATAGGTAATTCCCTTTGTTAGAGATAGGCTAGGGTTAAGCAGTCCATCAATCTTGTAGAAGTATGTGTCTGCAGTTCCTGGGTCAGCTGGTACGTAGTCTGGGCTAGCAGGCTGTGCAGGGATATATCCTGGCTCTCCCTCTACTCCAACTGCTTCAGTTGGTGCAGTACCAATCTGTGCTGTAGGTGGCTGACCAGGAATCATTTCCATAGCCACGACCTTAGTTAGAATTTGTGGAAGAACTTCTGGCTCTGGCTCAGGGTTAACAACAATAAGTGCATCTGTAATTGTCCACTTAGATGCTAGGTCACGCTCAACCTGTGTACGCTCATATGACTCAAGGGCACGGTTATAAATAACAATTTCTCCCAAGTCAAATTGTCCGTATGTTGATAGGTACTTTCCAAGTGTTTGGTCAGTCATATTTATTAGTGGGCCATTAGATGCACCAATACCAACGGTAATACCGTTACGTCTAATTTCACGACTATTGTCAGTGATGTCGTATGTAATTACATAAAGCTCTGGGTCTCCTGGAGCTACTGTAGGAACTACTGCGTTCTGGTCATCTTGTCCATATACAACTCTGTATGTGTTTGGAGCAATATATCCTAATGCAAAGTTTGATCTAATTCCAGTTGAGCTACCTCCAAAAACCATTGATGTGTTTGTCTTGGTAGTCTTTGTTGCAACGTAAAAAATTGTGAATGATGTATTATTTAGCCATGACATTGTTTGGTCAGAGAAGTTCATGAACTGGTCTACACCGTTAAATCTTAGGGCTGGCAATGAGTTAATGGCTCCTGCTACATATGCAGGTGCATAGTCTGGAGTTGATTGGATAAACTCTCTCAAATACTGAGATCTTTCCTTAGCTACGGTACACTTATCAGTTCCGCCAACGTTTACAACTGTAAAGTTCTGGTCTGCTGCTGCATCTAGCCATAGCTGAAGGCCAAACTGGTTAAGTCTTGGCTTTCTGTAGATTGATCTTTGATTTGATAACAATTATTTTCCTCCCTGGAGGGCTTCGAATTCTGCAATTGCTTTAGAGATTGCTGTTGCTTCTGACTTAGTAAACTTGGTAAGCTTTACGTGATAAACTTTGCCGTCAAGGATGTATGGCTCTGTGAATTCTAGCTTGTGAGTTGACGAGTCATGCTCAATAGTAGACAATACCTTTACAGCATTGTTTTCTGCAAGAAAATCATCGTCTGGTCCCTCTAGTGGAAAAGATACGTTTGGAAATACAGTTCCTGCTGGACCGTAAGCCTCAATCTTTCCATCAATTACTTTTGCGTAGTAAAGCATGGTTATGGATTACCCCTTTGTCCAGGACTTTGGAGAAAGCAGTACCTGATAGTTTGTGCTAGTGTATCTGGTATCAAACGAATAGGTAAAGGTTGTGTACTGCAGAGAAATTCCCTGGCCGTTTACAATAGTATCTCCATTTGGACTTCTACCAAACTTCTTGTATCCACCAAGATCAACAATGTAGAGTCTTGCACCAACGTTACCATCGTTGTTAGAGTCTGATGTGTTAAAGATAAACTTGTCTTCTCTAAAAGGAACTAGCTGACATCCCATAGAGGTATTTCCCTGTTGTGCAGTGTAGTAGTTTCTAGGGTCTGCAACTTCGCTAAACACAACGTTCATTCCTGAACCGTAGTAGTAGTATGGAGAATAAGACGCTACCCAGTTATTGTCCCAGGTGATGTTATTTCTAATTCCATAGTGACCACCCTGCTCAATACCATAGGATGTAGTGTGAGACACGCCATTCTTAGTTTCAAGCAATCCAGTTGTTGCTGCAATGTTTGGTAGGAAGGTTGAGTAGCGAGTAACATTTGATGGTGTGAACCTAGTCATACCAATATACTCATTGTCTCCAACGGTAACCATCATGCGGTAGCGTGACTCGTTGTAGTTCTGTGAGTTGTCTTGCTGCCAAGTAAAGTCGTTGTAGTAGTAGTACTTTGCTGTTGTAGTTGCAGCTGGAGTAGAAGCGGTTTTTGCTTCTGACAAGAATGTGTGAAGTGTTCCAACAGTGTAGTTCTTATGATTTAGAGATACGCTAGTATTTCTCCATACGTGCATTCTGTAGTTATTTGAACCATCCTTTGGCTCAATAACAACAAGTCTACGAGTTCTGTCGTTGTATCCAATCATGCCCCATGATTGATTGTTAGTGTTTGCCCAAGTGGCATATGTTGAAGACTGAAGTCCAAGTAGCTCTAGTGGGCTTCTTCCGCCCCTTGGGTAAATTCCAATGTTAACACCGTTCATAGAAAGTGAATAACGTGCTCTAACACCCTTTTCAGCAATATTTACACCAAAGTATGGGAAGGTATTGTTTACTTCATCTGGGTTTACACCGAAAGAGAATAGGTGGTTATTTCCATAGCTTGATCCTGGCATGTTCAATAGCCAGTGTCCATCTGCCTGGTTATATGGAGTTGCCATGCAGTAGTAGGATGCTCCAGCAGAACCAGAGCCAAATCCACCATTAGTGTACATTCTGCCTCTATATCCATCTTGAATTTGAGTATCTGACTGCAATACTCCACCAGTAATTGGGTTCATATCGCTGTCGTACACCATCATTGCTGGACCATTGTTATAGTTTGAGTATACTGAAAATGTTGGATATGGCTTTTCTGTAACTACGTCAGTTTCCAACTTAGACTGAACAGCAGTAACGCTAGTAGTAATAGCTGACAGCCCAGTTGCAGTTGATGAGTTTAGCAGAATTGTACTAAGTAGACTGTTATCGTCAATTGCCGATGTTGCTGCATCCTGAATTGTAGTTTCAATTCCTGGCAGTAGAACTCCGTTGCTGCTTGTAGAAATAGCCATATGATATCTTCCTTAAATCTTTAGGTCTGCGTATGCGTATGCACCATACACTGTAGTCCCATTGTCTCTTGTGTAAAAGTTTAGAACTGTTGTATCTAATGATAGCACAGGTGCAATGTTAGAAGCTCCTCCACCATCCCAAATAATAGATGTTGGCCAGGTGATAGTGCGTGAACCTGCACCCTTAATCTCTAGTTGCCAAAATTGTGCAGAGTTTGGTGTGTCTGCAACATTGTTAAAGGTCACTGCAAAGTTTCCAGCTGCTACCACCTTAAAGGTATTAGACACTGAGAGGTCCAAGGATAGGGTTCCAGAGGACTTTGAGCCAAGATCAACAAAAGATGAAGGGATGTTGAAATAAGTCTGTCCTTGGCCATCCAGTGGAGCCTGAAGGTATGTGTAGGTCCATAGTGCTGGGACTACTGGTGTTGGTGTCTGTGTAATCGGCATTATACTTCCTCTGGACTAATTGCATCTAGTGCTGGTGGTGGATCTAGCGGTGCTGGATTGCCATCTGCATCTACGTGCTCTAGGGCAGCCTTGGTTGCTGCTGCGTGGTCAATTACCTTAACCTCTTCGTCAGAAACGCCATCGTACTTATCAATTACGATTCCGTCCTTTAGTTCAAATCTGTGAGGCAATACTGACTCAATTGGTGCTTCGTATTGTCCAAAATCTCCGATTTCGGCAATCGCACCTTCAAATTCAAAATGTAGTTTCATTATATTAGCTTACCTTTCTCCAGTGTGCCACAGGCATAAGAACTGGATAGTCTGTTGATGTGTATCTTGTGTCAAACATACCTACTTGGATATTGTTTGTTAGACCTATTGTAGATCCATTAGAAATTGTTCCGCTGGTAACTCTACCATTCTTTGCACCCTCTGGATCAATGATGAATAGTCTCATACCAATGTTACCGTCTGCGTTTTCTACTGATCTGTTAAACATAAACTTATCTTGTCCATAAGGGACTAGCTGGCAACCATTGTTGGTGTCACCATTTTGTCCAATGAAGTAGTTACGTGGATCTCTTGCGTCAATGAAGTGAACGTTGATTCCAGAACCATAGTAGTAGTATGCTGAATAGGCAGCAACCCAGTTATTGTCCCAAGTGATGTTGTGACGCATACCGTATCTGTCGCCCTGATCCATGCCGTATGATGTTGTAAGACCAATGGTATTAAAGCTTGTGTTTAGGGTTGAAGATGATGGAGTATATGTGGCATAGTGGGTAACGTTAGATGGTACCATTCTAACCATACCAATGATTCCATTATCACCAGGAATAACACGCATACGGTATCTGGACTCATTGTAGTTTTGGGATGAGTTTGCTTGCCACTGGAAATCCTTATATTGATAGCTTAGTACTGATGCTGTTTGGTCATCTCCAGGTAGTCCAGACTTTGCTTCTTTCAAGAAGTTGTGTAGTAGTCCAACCTGATAGTTGTCTACGTTAAGTGATCTGGCTTTTCCGTTGTTTCTCCAGATGTGCATGCGATAGTTGTTTGATGTATCCTTTGCTTCTACAACAACAAGAGTTTGAGTTCTATCGTTGTAGCCAACCATACCATACGATGTTCCGTTGGCCCATGTTGCATATTGTGAATCGTTCAGCAACACTTTTTCGAAGTGTCCTTCTGGAATACCACGAGCATTAATTCTTAGGTCATTGTTGTTTAAGTATAGAGAGAATCTCTGTCTCTTTCCAGTTTTACCAATTACAACACCCCATCGCATCTGCCAAGTCTGTACTGAATCTGGATTCTTTGCAACTGTAACAGCATATCCTGGAGCAATGTTGTAGCTCTGGTGGCAGTCTGCCGAGATCATAGGCGTACCACCCATCCAGTAGCTTGTCCATGAGCTTGAACCAAAGTTTCCGTTAGTATAATTAATACCAGTCCATGGTGAGTGAAGTTCAGAGTCTGTATTCTGGTATCCAGCATCTAGTGGCTGCATGTATGAGTCATAGATGTTCCAGTATGGAGTGTTGTCTCTGTTTGTGTATGTTGCAAAGGTTGGTAGAGGATCTACTGATGGCAAATTTGCTACGCCAGAGTTTAGTGCTACTACCGCATCCTGAAGGTCCTCAATGCTACCGCCAATCTGAAGGTTGGTATTAATAGCGTCAAGGGTTCCGCTTGCTGTCAGTGCAGCATCCACGTTGCTAGAGACTAGATTGTCAATGCCTGGGATGTAAATCTGGTTAAGGCTATTTACAATTGCCATACTGTTATTCTCCTACTAAAAAATTAAACTGTTGTTATTTTAACGCCAGAAATAAACAGGCTCACTGCGTTTGCATTTGAAGAACTAACCTGGATTGCGTCTCCAGCGTTCAATACCTGCTTAAAGTCAAAAACTGTGATCTGGCGAGGTGCCAAGTCAATGTTCTTGATAAAGAATACACCTGCAAGCTTTACTGAAGCTGTCTGTGCGGCATCTGTAAGGTTTGTTAGGGTTAGAGAGGTAACAACGTCTGTCTCTCCTGCTTGTACTGTATAGATCTGTGTTTCAGCTGTGTTTAGAACACCAGCGAAAAGTCTGTTTGGTAAGCTTATTGTAGCCATATGTTAAATCACTCCCATGTTTACGTATAGTGCATAGTTATCAACAGCACTCTGTACTAGAGAGATCTGTTGCTGACCAGAAGTAATAACAGCGTCTACCTGGTTTGAACCAGCGTTTGCGATGTTGCTAATCTGACCGCTTGAAGCATTCTGAAGCTCTAGGATTGACTGATTGGTAATACCAATTACGTCATTTACACCAAGAAGGTTTCCAATGGCTTCTAGAGCCTTAGCTAGGAAAACTAGATCTTGTGAGTCTAGAGCAGCAGTAGATAGCTCGTCAATCTTGTCCTTGACAAGTTCAACTTGGTTTAATAATGTTGCTGCATTCGGCATGATTATTTTACTCCTTCAGGGTTAATTATAGCACAATGTTTAGTGCCGTGGGGCCTCTGGAAAGCTATAGCCTAGGTCAGGACCTACCGTAGATGGAAGATCTCTAAGTGTTTGCCTATATGCTTCCCATTCAATCTTTTTTGCATCTGACAGATTTGATGATGGAAGCTGTGTCCAGTCTGACTCCATTAGTAGTCTAGATCTTTCTCGTCTTACAAAAGATACGGTTGCTTCTTTTTCAAGCTCTGCTCTGTGTGTATTAAGTTGAGTCTCTGTCATTGCTTTTGCTTTTCCAGAAACTAGTTTATATAGTTTGCCATCATTGTTTTCTGGAACTTCATGCCAGTCGTCTCCTGGCTTTTCTTCTGACAGAATGGTTTCTTCTTGGATTCCAAGTTCACTAAATCTTACGTAACGCATTATCTCTCTCCAAACAATTCTGCTGTCTTATTCCAGATTCTATATGAGTTGTAAACGTTGTATTCGTTATTGTGGTCATTATAGATTGATGCAGCTTGTGTCATTTTTAGGTCTGGCTGAATCCAGAAGTCTGAGAACGTGTTGTGAAGATCGTAGAACTTGTTGTTCATTAGGTGCTGGTTTGATCTCCAGTAGTATCCGCTAGATGTCTGAAGCACAGCTACCGTTGTTTTTGCAGGAATGGTAAAGGTGTGACCCCAAGTATAGTTTGAGTTTCCACCAGTTCTTTGACCGTAAATGCTCCAGTTGATTCCAGTTGTATTCTGGTAAGTAGCATTGGTATTTGGGAATCCAACAGCAAATCCTGATCCTTCATATCCAGAAGACCAGTATGCTGAATAGTGACCCCATACAGAAACGCTCTTTGCTGTAGTTGGGTGGTGATTTCTTAGGAACATTACTCTGAATCTAATTGGGTTGTAGTTGCTTCTGTTATCTAAAATAGAAACAACCTCAAATCCACCAACCACTGAGTTAGTAGCATACTCAATAACTCTGTTTTCACCAGTATCTGAATATCCTAGAGTATTCTGTCTAGTGTTTGTTCCCAATGCCATCCAAAATGCTCTTTCGCAGTCAATGACTCCGTTGAAATAGTTGTAGTAGTTTGTCCATGGATCGCTATTTGACCAACCATATGACCATCCACCATTTCTATAGTGCATTGATGAAATTGTTGGGATCATGTGTGGTCTACGTGAGCCATCAGTTACTTCTTTGAATAATCTATCTTCTGCATTGGTAACTCCAAGAGATGCTGGGGTAATACCAAGACCAGTTCCAGTAATTCCAAGGTTTGCAAGCTCTGTATTATCAATACCTGAGCTTAGGTTAATAAGTCTTTTTAGGCTAGCCATTATACGATCCTCCAACCATATGTAGTTCCGCTGTAGACAAGCTTAATAGCCTGTCCATTTACGTTAAATGTAAGATCTTCATCAAGCCCCTGGATCTTTTGCAGGCTTCGTTCAATAATAAAGCTCTGAGTTCCAGAGGTACCAGCTACGTCAACAACCTCAATGGTGGCTCCGATATTTGGACCAGGTGGCAGTGTCAGTACTAAGTTTGGTGCTGGAACTACAAACAGCCTATCTTTGTCAAAGATGTTTCTGCTTTCGGTTATAACTTCCCATGGGTTTACCGCTACGGCAGCAGCAGCTGCAGAAGCAGTGGCAATTGCAGACTCTTGTGATGTGCTCAATGCCTCCAAAGAGGTTACACGTGGATTGATGTTGTTGTATGCTGCTTGAAGAGTGTTGTAGGAATCCTGAAGATCAACAACCAAAGCACCATTTGCTGTGCCTTCTACAACTGCAATTGTATCTACACCTGCCTGCTCAACATCTGCTACCGCTGCAGCAGTTGCTGCAATGATATCGTCAACTCCAAGGGTATTTGCCAGAGTTGCTAGTGTTTGCGATAGATACAGAATCTGCTCAGCATTCAGTGTTGATGTGTTTAGTGCATCAATCTGAAGCTTGAGTATGTTTACCTGTGTCTGTAGTGTAGAAAAATCTGGCATCGTATCTCCCTGTTAAGCCTGTGCTTCTGTCCATGATAGACGTGCTGTAATGTCACCAGATGTCAGACCAAGGTTTGTTGCAACAATGGTTAGAATGTCTGGTCCATTTGGGTATCCTGGTGCCTGAGCATTACCGTCTCCAGAAAGAATTGAGGTACCAAGGTCACGAACCTTAGATAGATCAAATGTTGTTGATGAGTAGTTGCTACCACCAGTACCGTCAGTATAGAATGCAAACGCCTGGTCTCCACCAACAATTGATGTAACTGGGTTTGTAACTGTTGAACCAATGGTTCCAGTATTATCGTGATAGATTACCTGTGCCAATGATCCACCAGGAACTCTAACCCTTTCCCAGTCATTCGGAAGCTGTAAGCCTGTTGGGAATGATGCTGGGTTATAGATACCCTGGATAAGGAACGCACCCTGAGCTAGAATACCAAGAGACTGCAATTGAAGCTGCATGGTGTTTAGTGTCTCACGAATACCGTAGTTTCTTCCAATACCGTTATCTGCAGATGGAGCAATTCTAATTGATAGAAGTGGTCTAGCTACTGCTGTGGTACCGAATGACTGCACTGCAGTACCGTTAGGTGTAACGATAGATGCTGGAACAGCAGTTGCAAATGCAATCGAATACTGAATAGTATTGCTTGTTACTGAAGATACTGTGTATGTACCGTTAAATGTCGTGCTTTCAACTGCGGTAGCGTTTGAAGCTTGAGCTTGAGCTGCGTAACCATATGTTCCAGCAAGAGTGATAGTAAAGGTATTAGCAGATGGAACTGTTGCTACTGCTCTTTCACCATTCAAGATAGTAGTAACTGCTGAGGTGTTGGTGCTTCCATTCAAGTTTGTTCTAGATGTTACTGTGTTCAGAATATCAACATTTTGACCAACAACGAAGTTGTGAGCACCAGATGTAGTGATAAGCCACGTTGATGTGTTCTGTCTTTGAACGGAAGTAATCAGTGCTCTGGTTGTAACATCTGAAACTTTAATTGGGTAGCCAACCTGTAGGTTGTGGTTAACTGTTGTTGTAAGAGTTGCCACACCACCAGTTGCTGACTTTGATGCAATTCTAGCTGTAACTTCACCAGAACCGTTGATGTTCATGAATCGCTGCATACCAGCTGTAAAGATGAAGTTCTTGTCATCGTCAAAGCGGCCATCCATAATAATAGATGATCCCCAGTGGCTAATTACAGGAGCACAGGTATTAGTAATTGTCTGAACAGATACCTGCGGAATTCCAGTACCATTTGTGATGGTGTTATCTGGACGGAAGGTTACTGATGCAGATGTTCCAGTAAGCTCTACTGGCTCTCCCTGTAGGTAAGAAACCATAGGCTGTCTACGGTTAATATTTACTGGGTATCCCTGAGCAAGCTCATTGTAATTTCTGTTTGTAATTGTGTACGAGCAAAGCTCTACAGCTGAGTCATCCTTGATGATTAGGTATCCAGATGATGGCCAGTACTTAACGCTGTCAACATACATAACAATTTCTGTTGGATTAAGTGCAGCACCAACGATACCAGAAGATCCAGCCTTTAGCTTGGTGCTAAAGAATGGTGAGTTGATTGCCTCGTAGCGAGCAGGCAAGTTACCTGAACGCATGTAGGCTTCTGTGTTGGTATTGTTGTTAGCCATCTTGTGGGCATACATGATATTACCCTCAGTTGTACGGAATCCAAAGCGAATGAATCCAGCACCATACCATGTATAGTCAATGTAAGCCATCTGCATCTTTGATGTGTCTAGAGCATATCCAGAAGGACCAGAACCATCCATGCGGTCAACGTTCCACTCTGTCTGTGGTACACGGATTTCCTGTGTAATTAGGTATCTAGCATTTTGGTTGGTGTCTCCCTTATATGCAGGAGTAATCTTCATGTTAGTGTCTGATGCAATTTCGGCAACGGTGTAGTTAGCACCCTTAATAACGATTTGATCTCCAACTAGCAACTGCTTGCGGAATCTAGTTCCATTGCCAGTAATAGTGTTTGAGAACTTGGTTACAGCAACTGTACCAAATAGGTTCTTCTTGGTAAAGCGACGAACTGCGTATAGGTAAGTACCATCGTATTCAAAGAAAAATCCGTTTTGGTCATTGAATAGACCTGTACGTGTTGCAGCACCTTCCCATTGGTATACGGTAACGCTTACGTCAATACCGCCTGGGAATTGGTCTGTAGCTGATAGTTCTTGTGTAAGAACCATGGTGTAAGAGAACTCGTTTGTTCCATTAACACCAGTTACAACAAAATTACCATTCCATGGGTTGTAGCTTCCAGCTGTAGTAACACCCTCAAGCTTGATTCTAGCTCCTGGTTGCATACCGTGGTCTTGAATAGTTCTAACCGTTACTGTTTGGTTTCCTGGAAGAACACCAGAAACTGTTAGCTCATCTACGTCAAATGATGGTGTGAACTTAACACCAGTTGAGAACTGCATAGCCTTACCAGACTGGTAACGGAAGTTACGACGAGTCTGACGAATTACACGAACACCACAAACGTTGTCAGTTGTGCTTAGGATAACACCACCATCGTTTGGACGGTGCTGAACATAGCCATTTGGCTTTGCATATAGTCCAGATGCTTGTGTGTTGATTGGGTTAGCAACCTGGAAAGGAACCTTAAACTTGAAAGAGTTTGGTGTTGAAATGTTGAAAATTCTCCATGCACCCTTTAGTGGGTTTGATGGGTTTTGATTTCCAACCATGATTGGGGTTCCAGGAAGAAGTCCGTGAGCTGTGCTTGTTACAACTGTAATAGTTGAGTTCGCTGCTTCGTCAGATGTTGCTGACCAACCCTGTAGACCTGATACGTCATTTCCACCTGGAATGTGGGCGTTATCGAAGATTCCACCACCGCTAACGGTAGTTAGGTTTCCATCCTTGATGTTTCCAGAAACAACACCAGATGCAGTATACGTAAATGTGTATCCACCATCTGTTACTGTTTCTACTGGGAATGTACCTTCTGCTAGAGGATTTGTGGTGTCCTGAATAGATACAACGTTACCTGGAGCAAGATCTGTAGCTGGGTTAGTTACTGTAACGGTAACCTGTGATCGTGGAGAAGCTCCGTTACCAGTCATAGACTGTAGGTCAAATGAGTTACCTCCAGTTGCACGAGAGAAGAATGATGGGTAGTTAGCTGTAAGAACTAGGGCTTCCCACTTTGATCCCTGAACACCATACTCAAAGTCGGTATCCATTAGGGACTGTGGTGCTGCTACACGAAGCTTATTTACACCATCAAGTAGTGGCTCTGTAAAGGTTACTGTCTCAGCTGGCTCGTCAACGATGATGGCAAGTTCGTCGTTGGCATTCATGCTTCCACAAGCGTACTTTAGGATGATGGTTGTATATGGGTTTGCACCAGTTGTGTTGGTTACTGTAAACTCATGTGCGTTAAGTGTGTTGTCGGAGAAGTTGTAGATCACCTTACCAGCAGTGGTATTGGTGATGAGCATAAGACGGTCTTGTCTTACGATGCGTGGAATTACCAGCTTGTTTTCAGCTGGGAAGAACTCGTAGTATGCGTGTTCAATCTGTCTTCTTGCCATTGTTTATTCTCCTAAAATAAGAAACTTGATGCTGCAAACCTGCTATTTAGCTGCGTTTGTGTTAAAGTGCTTGTGTACTTTGGGTAGTACAAACCTAGGTTTAGCATTGCGTCTACTCTTGCAACAACTGTTTCTTCAAGAATAGCGTTTGCCAATTCATTTCCAGATGGACCTGTTGGTCCTGTGTCTCCCTTAATACCCTGGGTACCCTGTGGTCCCTTGATATTTCCCTGTAGAGTCCACTGTTCTGTACTTGAGTTATACTGGAACCAGTCTCCAGTTGTGGTGTTTAGATAGTTATCTAGACCATTTGGACTTGCTGGGTTTAGTCCTGTTGGATTTGCAATGCCTGTAAAGTTATAAGATCCTCTAATTCCAGGAGTACCTTGTGCACCTGGTGAACCGTTAGCACCTGCAGGACCAGCTGGACCTTGAGCACCTAACGGAAGAGTAAAGTTTAGAACTGCTGCATGTGGGGTTCCTGTGTTTGTTACCTCAACGTTACCGCCTGCAGGAACTGTGTTTACTGTTCCAAGAGATACGGTAGCTGACTGACCTGCAGGTCCAGTAGGACCCTGTGGTCCTGGACGAGAACCAGCAACGACAACCCATTCGGATCCATTCCAACGTTTTAACGACATGCTACAGCAACACCTTCCATTTGTTTATTATACCATAATAAAATATTTAAAGACCCATCCACACCAACGCCTCAGCGTCACTTGTTGGATATATCTTCTCCCATGACTGGCCAGATGATAGATATAAAGATTTAACGTCTGTTACGTAAGCAATCATTCCTGGATATGTTGCTGGGGTAGGCAACTCTGCTAGCTCAGTATATTGGGCTGCACCATTTTCAAATAGACTCTTGTAATCTACAAAGCCTTCTTCTGACGCAAGGTCAACCCAGAACTCTGCATCCTCTGGGCTTGGTTCAATTTCTGATTGTAGGAACTGTGTTCCAAAAGTGTCGTCAAGATCAACCCAGTAGTCACCCTCAACTGTTGTGTATTCTGGTGGTTCATTGTCTGAATAGATTAGTGGAAGATCTGGTTCATCTGTGTCAATCCATAGGGTATCTACCCCAAAATTTTCTGGCTGCTCTGGACCAGTATAGATAAACTCTGTTAGTCCAGCATCATCATCTGTGTCGCTCCAGAGATCTCCCTCTCCATAAGTTCCAAATGCTGGTTCGGCATCTCCTACAAAAAGAACTCCTGGTGTATCTATACTGTCTGTTGTTGATACTTCTAGCTTTTGTGATATATCAAGGGCGTTCCAGGTAGTGCCATTCCATTTCCAGTATCTATCTGCTGCAGAAAAGATTTCATCAATTGCTGGGTTGTTTGGAAAGTCAATGGTTGCCATAGTATATAATTATATCAGGGTTTAGGACTCTTGGATTTCTTCTGCTGCAGCATTTCCCCATTTGCCAACTGGGCAAGATGAATGCGGTAGCTGTGTTTTTAGATTCATCAAGCATCCGCATTTTCTGCACTGCTTACTTAACTTAAAAAGGAATGGGCAAGATTCGCAAATTGACATTCTTTCATCACTAACCTCTTTTGAAACCCTTCCAACATTGGGATTTAACATATCCCATGGTCTAGCTGGCTTAGATAGTGGTGGAATCTTTGGTAAGTTCTTGTCCTGATTCGTCATAGAACTTTCCCCCCTTATAGGTGCCGCCAACTTTTACATTTGTTTCTGAAGAATTAAATACTACAAAGGTTGGAGATGCAAGAAGTATGTCTGCTAGATTTTCCTGTGCACGGATAACGTCCATGACTTCTCCGTCAAGGACGATGGCTAGGTTGTAAGCCTTTATATTTTCTGGTTCCCTGTTTGTAAGTGGATCTGAAGCCTGGTGTTCCTGATGCCTCTTCTTAGCATTTCTTTCAAGAACATTAGCGTATTCCTCTGCTCCGTTTTTTCCAAGGATTAGCTTGTTTATAAAAAATAGCTGAAGCATTTGCAAGGTTGTTAGTTGTATATAGCTTGGATCAACCTTTGGCTTTGTCAAAAGCTTTTCTGGCTTCTTTACATAGTCACTTTTTAGAATCTTGTCAAATAAGTTCATTAGTCATACTTCTTTCTATGCCACATAACCTTTTTATATGGAGTGCTGTCGTTTCTAACAATATTTACATGCTTTTCAACTTGGTCAATAATTGATGGGTCGTTTACCATTTTCCACACTGCTCTTTTTACTGGAATAACTTGTGCAAATGGTGTTCCTGCCTTAATTATGCCCTCAAAATCCTCACGAATAAAAAATGGGATGTTGCCTGCACCGTGAAATTCGTCAGAGTCCATGAATGCCGATATTGTATGAAATGGAAGATCTACCCTATTAAAAGGGTGGGTTACAATTGTAGACCATCCTTTTGGTGTCTTCCATCCCCACCTTCCAGAAAATACTAAATGGTTTGGTGCAAAACCATATGGTCTTGGCATTGTTGCTCCAAGCTCTTTCGGTCTTTCAGATATAAAATGTCCAGCTGGACTCTCTCTATCCCACTCAATGCTTAGCTCCCCATTATCTTTTTTAGATACAGAAATATCCACTGGAATGACTAGGGCATATCCTGCCATCATCATGTCTGTGTATGGCATACATGTTTTTAAACCTGGCATGTCATTGCCGTCTTTATCTGGGTAAGTGCTTTCAGCTTTCTTATACCATTCTGGAAGAACCCTTTTCATTGGAACTGGCTCTCCAACATTTTTGTAAGCTTTGTTTGAAGCAAATTTTATAAATTTCACGCAGACTACCCCTATCTAAATATAGTATATCAGATTGGCACTACTCTGGCTGTGAGAATGTTCCAGTTGCTTCGTCGTACTCGTAACCTTCTAGCACAGTTCCTCTTTGGATCTGAACAAACTTTGGCTGTCTGGCGTAGACTGCTGCTTGCTGTGGAGCAGTATTCATAATAATGTGCACTACTCCATCAACAATTACTGCAAAGTCATATGGACTAAAAACTCTGTCGATTGGCTCTAGTGCTGGGATTTCTGGTAAGCTCATTGCTTATTCCTTTCAATTTTGATGCTCTTGGCATTCTTTGTTTCATTGTAGCTAGATGGGCTAATTAATAGCCCAAAGGTTGTTGTTGGAGCTGCTGTTGTTGAGTCGTAGACCTTTGACGTATCTATCTTTATGGTAGATGATGCGTCTGAGAAAGCTTCTACTGTAATTCTCTTATTCAAGGTTTTAACCTTTATTGATCTAATTATACTACTAAAAAGCCAAGATGCAACTGTTGATATTGTATTGGCTGAAGATTGGATAAGCCTAACATATTGTGGATAACATGTTTGGCAAGATGTTCCAACACAAGTTTGACAAGTTGTACTCTGACATGTTTGGCAACTTTGACCCTGGCATGTCTGACAGCTAGTCCCTTCACATATGTTACACTCTTCTCTTGGACATTGCTGACAGTTAAACTGTGGAACTCTGACATATCCTTGGCAGCCATATCCAGTACATCCATATCCAGAGCTACATCCATAGCTAGCACAAATTTGTGGCCTATCCGCTGTTCCACAGAAATAGTATCCAGTTACTCCATACCCTCTACAGCCGTAATTATTGCAGCCATAAGAATCGCACTGTGACACATATGTTATGGTACAGTTGCATTCAACGGTATATGAAACGCAGTTACAGGTATAGGTATATGTTGAGCAATTACAGCTATAAGTGTATGTTGAACAGTTGCATTCATAGTTTGATGTAGAGCAGTTACACTCATACTGGTACTGAGAACAGTTGCAGTCTTCTGGCTGTTGAAATGTTCCAACTCCCCACCAGTTTCCAGCATCAGTTACCCAAAATGAAGCACCAGATCCATTTCCAATATCATTAAGTGTAATCAAGACATTTGGTGATAGGGCATCCACAACTGCCATTGGGTATGTTGATGATGCTGATAACGATGTTGCATTTCCAGATAAAGTTTTTGTCCAGGATCCTCTAAGTGACTTCCACTTAGTCCCCTTTGATGTTTTTCTTGATTCACCTTCAAGTATTGGTATTGATAGGATGTTTTCTTCTACGGAAAAGTCTGTTTCTATTTTTTTAGAAACAGATGATGATCCAATTCTTCTAAAGGCCATTAGTCTAGATCTCCTGATAGCAGCCACAAGTTGGCGGCTCGTTTTATAAGTGTGGCAGATGACCACTGAGTTCTAAGGTTTAAACCAGGTGTTGAATTTATGGTAACTCCAGATCCAGGAGTCACAGACACCTGCCCTAAGCCAACCTGTAGTAAAGATATTGATGTTCCGATTGGAAAATCTGCTGTTGTATCTGATGGGACAGTCAGAGATACTGCTGCAGTATTGTTAAGCTCAACAAGTTTATCTTTGTCAGATAGGACTAGTGTATATGATGTTCCAGTTTGTTGATTAAAAGATATTTTTGATGCAAGTGTGTCAACTGTCTTATTGATATATGTCTCTGTTGCATTGTCGTATACAATGAACTGTCCATCTATTGGACTAGATGATGTCACATCTGTTAGATCATTAATTGCTTTGTCTAGCACTAATGGTGCCCATGTTGCACTAGTACCATCTGTAGTTAGATACTCTCCATTATGTGCAGCCTGAAGTGGAAGGGCATCTATTCCAGATACTGTTGCTGTTGAGAAATCTACCGTACCAATAAATGTTGAAGCTCCAACAAAATTTGGTGAGTCAAGTGGGGCTAGGTATGAAACATCTGGCATTGGCCCAGTTTCACCCTGTGGCCCCTGAATACCTTGTGGTCCTGTGGCACCCTGTGGCCCAACGATTGATCCAACGTTTACCCATCCATATCCATCCCAAACATAAAGGTTATTATCTGCCTCAACGAGCCATCCATCGTTTACTGTTAGTCCTGTTGCTGGCAATTGTGCAAAAGTTGGAACTGTTCCACAAAATACAACAGACAAACCTTGTGGTCCTGTGTCACCCTTAACTCCTTGGATACCCTGGATTCCCTGGGGTCCTGTTGGGCCTGCTGGACCTGTTAATCCAATATCACCCTTGTCGCCCTTTACACCCTGTGGCCCCTGAATACCTTGATTACCAATTGGTCCTTGAGGTCCAGTATCGCCCTTTGGCCCTTGCTCTCCACGGATTCCCTGTGGTCCCTGAAGACCAATAGGTCCCACCTCACCCTGAATACCTTGTGGGCCTTGATTTCCAGTATATCCCTGAATACCTTGAGGACCTGGCAAGCCTGTGTTTCCAATTGGTCCCTGAATACCCTGTGGGCCTGGGATACCCTGAACACCACGATTTCCCTGAATACCTTGTGGACCTTGCGGTCCAACAGGACCAACATCTCCCACTGGACCTGCTGGTCCTCTAGTTCCATTTGCGTTTGTATTTACTTCAACCCAGAACGTATCGTACTTGATGTAAAGTCTTCCAGTTGTTGAGTCATACCAACCTGCACCATCTACTGCTGCAATGGGTGGAGTATCTGATACGATAATGCTACCAGCACCACCACCACCGCCCATTGCATCAACGTATGCCTTAGTGGCTGCGTGAATTGATAGAGTTGGGTTTGGAACAATAACTGGTCCACCAAAGCTACCGCCTTCAAGAACGGTTAAGCCATGTTTTACCTTAAAGTTCTTATCAACTGTTTGAGCCAATGTTTATCCTTAAGCTAGGAGCGTTCCAACTACAATTACGGTAGCATCGCTGTTTGGAGTTACATTTAGGTTTACATCTGAACCAACTACATCTGCTGAGATAAGTGATAGCGATCCATTGGTTCCAACAATTGCGTATTCTGTAATTGCAACGTTATCAGATGTGTCTAGTGTAAGAACTACTTTTGATAGCTCAGTGTGGGTTCCGTAGGCAAGCTTTACCAAAAATTCTGCTGAGCGGTAGCTAGCTTTTGCAAAAGAGTATGCAATCGTTGGCAATGTTGCAAATGCTCCAGCTGAAGCAGCTACCTGCTTTGCTACTGAGTTGTACTCAATTTCAACAAAGTTTGGTGTTACTGCCTCTAGGGCTGTTACTGCACGAGAGTTTGTGAAGTATAGGTTTGTAGTTCCTTCTTCAATATCGTCAGTGTCAATAGCATTTACCGCTGTAACAATTGCTGAGTCTGTGTATGCATTTGATGTTACTACGGCTGCAGCTTCTGCTGCATCTGCAACTGATTCTGCATATGTACGAGTAGCTGTTGTAGTCTCATCAATCTTGATGATGTTGCCGTCAAGTGTGATTCCAGTGCCAGCGACATACTCACCCTGTCCAGAGAATTGAATCCAAACTAGGTCAGCAAACGATGTCTCATAGTGGTTGTTCTGTACCCAAGATGTGTTTGCATAGTTAGTACCCTCCATTACGAATACTGCAGCACCCACAAGCTCTTCTGTTGTGTCTGAGTCTGTAGCACGTGTTAGTGTATAAGATGTTCCGTTGTCTGTATAGACATAAATACCGTTTTCTACTGCTGTTGTTTGAGCGGTAAGAAGAAGTCTGTAACCAGTATCTGCTGCATCTAGTGCTGGGTGACCGTCAATAGCAACGCTGTTAGATGAACCTGTTAGCGGAATATTGCTAGTTGCAAATAGGTTTACTGCTTGCTTCCATGAAAGACCAGATACTGCTGCATCCAGTTCTGCCTGAGTAATAATCTTATTTCCAGCTGAAACTGATTGTAGGTAGCTTGAGCCAGCTGCATTTAGAAGGATGTCTCCAGTAGCTGATAGGGTTAGGTCATTGTCTGTTGAACCAATTGATCCAATCATGCCAAAAGTTAGTGTGTCGCCAATAGTCTTGTTTGTAAGTGTCTGTGTATCTGATGTACCAACGATGTCTCCAGTAACACCGTGAGTAGACTTATCAGCAATGTGTGTTGTTAGATCTCCTGCGACAGTTGATGCTGCTCCAGCTGGGTCATACCAGGTATCAACAGTTGTACGATTAACTGAAATCTCACCAAGCACAGGGTCGTATGAAACACCACCTGTTCCAGAAATTGCATTACGTGCATCTTCATCTGTATATGTTACTGCCCCAGTAAGGCTGATTGAGTTTGCAATGCCGTCATAGTCTACAGTGATGTTGGTGTGAGTTCCATTGTTTAGACCTTGTGCTGCTGCTGCAATAGCTCTTGTGTCAGTAAAGTACAGATTGTTTTGACCTTCATCAAGCTCGTCTGTTGTTGAGTCTGCAATACCGTTTTCAGCAACAAAATTTACAACCTTGTTTACTGCATCGTATGTTACTGCAATGTTTGTCTGAGTACCACCAGTAATGATGTCCTCTGTAATAATGTCTGAACCGTTTACGGTTGCATTAGGTCCACCAACGTAGAGCGAACCATCAATGTTCGCATCTCCCTGGACCTTAATACCATTTTTGACCTTAAAGTCTTTGGTAACTGTAGCCATTTGTTATCTCCTTGGGGGTTTATGCCTTAAGTCCTATACGAGCGTATCGTGCAGTGACTGGCTTAACTAGTGGATTTGGGGTAACTCTTAGTGTTAGGGTATCCCCAGTCCTTGAGACATCAACGGTTCCAATATCCCCATCATTGTCCATTACTCCGTACTCTGTGACGCTAATATCTTCTCCGTCAATAAGTACAGATAATTCTGTAGCAAAAAATTTGTTGTTTGCACCGTCAGTTTTTGAAATAGAAACTATGTACTTTACCAATCTCCATTGAGATGCATTCAATGTCTCTAGGATGGTTGCATTCTCAATGCCGTAAACTGTGTGCTCTAAGTTGTTCTCAATAACCTCGTTGCTACCGCCTGTGCCTAAGTCTGTTGACTTGGCTGCAAGGGTATCAATGAGATCTACGTAATCTGCTCCAGTAGGACGATCACCAGTCTCAAAGCGTGTTTTTAGGTTATTAAGGGACACATTAGCCATATATGTATTATAGCATTGTTTAAATGTTAGAGAATATAGTTATTAATACCAATGACTGCAATTCCAATTGGTGGTGGGTTGTTTGGTCCATAGCCCTCAACCATAATATTTGTAATTTTTACCCTGAATGGTAGAACTGATTCAGGTCTTGCAGTTACTTTTGGGTAAGATATTGTTGATGTTGGATAGTCTACGGTCTGTATTTTGCTAGACCTAATTCCAATAGTTTTTAGTACTGCATTATATGCTGAATAGGTTACTCTAGAAATATAGTAATCTGAGTTTTTTAGGCTAGATAGTTTTCCATTGAGCTTATCAAAAATTACAGCTTTTGCCATTAGTCAGTTACGTCTTCCAGGATAATTAATTTACCCTGGCAAACTGTCCAGACATGCAATGGGTCTGTTAGCTGAACATCGAAGATATCTCCTGTTTGCAGGACTAGAGACTGTGATGATAGAAGAGATACTGTGAATTCTCCAGGACCGTCAGTTAGCTGTGCTTCTGGAGTTAGTGTAAAGATTACTGACGCAGCATCAGTGATGACTCCTGCATCCGCCAGTGCGGTTGGTCTCTTGATCTTGGCAGAGATTTCCCAATCTGGGATATTTAGCGGTGACTTAGCATCGTCTGTTACGTATACTCTGAAAGCGGCGGTATCGCCACGGACAACAGTCCACTCAACTTGTGGTGGTACATTGCCAACACTATAAACATTAGATCCTCTAGCCATAAATAAATTATACCATGATATTAGTTTTGGATGTATAAATAGATTAACAGATATTGACCAAATCCTGAAAAAGTGCTATAATTATTAAACGACTTCCCCTTAAAGGAAGTTTTTGTTCTAAGGAGGACAAATGATTAAACAAAGTGACAACAATGTTGAAATCCTAACTAACTCTCAACAACAGACAATTTTATTGCTATCGCACTAATAAAAATATTGTCGCCAAGGTACTAGAACCTTAGTACTGTAACTACGAAAAGAATAAAAAGGAGGTAGCAATGAATCGCAAGAAAATTGCTGCAATGGTGGTCTTTGGACTTACCATGACTACCTGCTCTACCCCTGCGGTAGGGCAAATGACCCAAGAAGAGTATGTAAATAGTGCAAATGTCTATCAAAGACAAAGCATTCTTAACATGCTTGAGGCTCAGAGAATCAAGCAGACCCAGCTTGAGGCTGAGGCAGAAGCTGCTAGAAAATTAGAAGCTGACACTGCCCTAATGAATAAAACAATAAAAAAGCTAAACTCTTACGTAAATAAGACATGGTATGTATTCTCTGGGGTAACTCCTAGCGGATGGGACTGTTCTGGTCTTGTGCTATGGTTCTATGAACAACAGGGTATTAGCCTAGAGCACCGTGCTTCTGCTCAGGATGATGCAGGCACAAAAACAAAAACGCCAAAGCCAGGTGACATTGTTGTTTTTAAATACAATGGATCTAAGCAGGCATACCATGTGGGAATCTATATTGGTGATGGTAAGATGATTCATGCTCCAAAGCGTGGACATGTTACTAGAATTGAAGATGTTGACTCATTTGGTGGTAGCTATTCTAAGGTTAGCTATAGAACTCTAATAGAGACTAATTAGTTAAGTCTACCCAACCAGATCCGCTCCAGCGTTTCATAAAGCTAAGAGGCTTCCAGCCTTGACCATCGGCTCCTGATTCGCCTGGGGCGTATCTTTTTGCCGTTGTGAATGTCGTTGGGGCAAAAGAAGAGTTAATTCTCTTACCAGGGTATCTGACTACAAGAGTTGCTATATTTGAAGATGCTGCTCCACCTGGTCCAGTTGCATTTACCCTAAATGTATAGGTGCCAGCAACATTGGTTGTTCCAGAAAGATTCCCAGAGTTATCAATGGTTAGCCAGGATGTTGGGTTAAGGCCAGTTCCAGCATAAGACAGAGAATACGAAGTTGCGTTTGTTGCAGAAAAGCTTCTATCAGCTAATTCATTAACATTTTTATTAATGACTACAGTTCCAGATATTGTCTCATCAGTGAATCCAGGTGTTAAAGCTACCCAAACTGCTGTAAAGCTTAAGTTGCTAGTCTGTGTTGGACCGCTTGAGCCAACAGGGTATACTGTACCTCCGTATGACCATCCAGATAAAGAGTATCCAGACTTTGATGCGTTTGGCATTGTTGCGGAAGATCCATAATCAACCTGTTGTGTGCTGCTGACATTACCATCTGAGTAGAACGTAGCAGTATACTGAATTACTGACCAAGATGCAAAAAACCTAGTTGCTCTATCTATAGTCCAGCTCCCACCAGAGCCAACATTTCCAAGATAAGCTCCCTCAACAGCGTTTGTATAGTCAAACGCATTCCAGTAGTTAAAAGTATATCCAGTCTTTGTTCCTGGGCTACCAACGGTAATTGTGGTTCCTGAATTTACAGTTCCACCAGTTGGAGTGTTTGATCCACCTGCTGCCCAATAAGAGTAGCTGAATTGAGGAACTGGTGGTGCAAGTGTTGGAAGCGTAAACTGAGTTGGCCCATAGTAAATATTTGCAGGAACGTATCCAGCATTAGTATCAGCGTCTACATAGGCATATAGATAAAAATAACCTGTTCCATCTGTAGTGTCGTGAAAGATTGTTTTTGTAAAAGTTCCTAGAGTAACCCTAGTGGTTCCTGACGATGGGTTGGCAATGCTAAACTGTTGATTTTTATCAATTGGGTATGTGTCTGTTGTTGAACCGCTACCCCAGATATTTAACCAAGTCGTTAGCGTCCAGCTAGTGAAATATTCTCCAGCAACGGTTGATTCCAAATACATTGTTCCAGATACTGTTGATCTTGGACTTGTGCTTGTGCTTCCTGTTCCTGGGGTGGTTGCAGTGTAGTCAATTCTTAATCGAAAACCATTAGCATCTTTGGCACTATATACTGTTGCCATTTATATCACCAGAACCAGAGGTCGCCAACTGCAGGACTTGACGGTGCATTCTGATTTACTGTAACTTTTGCAGTCTCGCTCTTCAAGTAATATGTTGGGTGTAGGTGCTCTGTTGCTGCCTTGCCATCAATCTGAGTTTGAATGGCTGATGTAACTCCTGCCAAGTATCCAAGCTCTGTTGCTGTTACGGTGTCTAGAGTCGTGACCCTATTTGTTGAATCAGTTACTACTGCCTTTGATGCTGCAGTGACTGGGTTTATTTTGGCATTGATTTGAGACTGAGTATAGTATCTGTTGTCGTGTACGTGTCCATCTTTAGATACCTGCTGCCAAGCACCCCAGGTTAGAGTAGTCTGAACCTTTAGTCCAGATCTCCAATAGAATGTGCTTCCAGAATCTGCAGCATTTGTAATGTATGTCTGGTAATAAGAATTGTTTGCTGAGCTTAGCCAAAAGTTTAGAAGACCAGCGGTTGTTGATGGATAGCCAAGATTTGTTGTAGGTGACGAAGTGCTGTGATAAACACCAGTTACTGTTAGGTCATTTACGTTTTCTGTAGGTCCAAGATTATTGATTGTAGACGCACCAACAACTACAGCATCAATAGCGTCAAGCGTATCACGGATGTAGCCTGCCATAGAGTTTGGAAGTATCTCAGCCTCTGTGGTTGGAACGTCTTCTGTACCATAGTGATATAGGTTAAAGGCTTTTCTAATGTCTGCTGCCTCAGTGTACGAAGGTACCTGAGTTTCATATAATGGACCAATTGCTTCTGGCATTTTATAGAGTCACCTCATCTAGGATTCCGTCAACTGATGTTACAAATAGGTGTGCAACTCTTTCTCCAGCAACTGGTGTCCATGACAGGGTCGCTGCATTATATTCAATTGCTGTTGTTTTGATAACCAAGTACTTTTTTGCACCAACTGATGCAATAGAAAGTGAGTAGCCTGTTGACATTGGCTTTAACAGTGTTGGTGTTGTTGCTGCTGCTGCATTTTCAATAGTTAGCTGTACCATAAATTGATCTACGGTGTAAGCATCAAGGGTAAACAAATCAGATACTGGTAATAGACCTGTTGCTACACCATCTGTAAAAGTTACCTTTGTCTTAATGCTGTATACGTTTGGAACTAGCGATGCAAACTGAATCCAGTCTTCTGGGGATGTTCCAATTTTCTGATATACAGTTAGGTAGTCTGACTCTGATGGTGAGATCACCATGGCAATATCATAGTTTTGAACATCTGCTGGCTTTTCTGTAGCAATTACTCTGGGATCTGCCTCTACTCCGTAGATTCTACTTCCACGAGCACCAGTAGGCCCAAAGTCAATATCAACATTGATTGATGTTGGTCCACCAAATACTGAAAGCTCTTCTGTTGATAAAATTACGTCTGCCATGTTATACCGCCGTAGTTACGCTGTCTTCAACAACCGTTGTGTTCTCTCCAGCTGAATTAACCGATGCAACCTTGACAAAGTATTCAGTGCCTGGCTGTACTGGGAATCCAAGAATCGTTGTTGCTGTAAAAGTGTTTGTTGGAGCAGTAACTGTGTCAATCAAAATATATTCAGTTACAGTTAGAGCTGGTGCCTTACCATAAACCTTATATGATGTTGGTGCTGATCCTGTTGCTGGTGCAGTCCAGGTTGCAACTAGAGTTCCTTCTGGATTTTCTGTTAGGCTCAGTGCTGTTACAGGAGCAGGAATAGTAACAACAGGCTCAGTGATATTAGTAACTTGGTCAGTTATAGAAATGTTACCATTTAGCAAAGTATATACAAGTGGGTATGGTGTTGCTGTCATGTTTCTGACCTCAATGTCATAGACATAAGTTGTTCCAGGAATTAGCTCATTTCCTTCAGATGGCGTGATTGCACAAACGATGTGAGTCTTGTCTGGAGATATTTGAGAGTAGGCAGTGATTAGTTGATTTTCAGGAAGTCCTCTTGAGGTTGCAAGGTTAAAGCTTGCTGCATATCCCTCTAGACTGAATGGCTGTCCTGTGGTAGTTTTTGGGTACACCTTAAACTCTAGGGTATCTCCCTTATAATAATTAAAATCATACTTTCCTGGAAAAGCCATAAATCACTCCTTGTTTTATTATAGCATGTTGCTACATTGGTTTTAGACTATTTGCAAGTCGTTTACAATCCACTGTTTTACGTCGTTAAGCTTAGCTACGTAAGTGGTTATTCCATACCTGATTGGGTTTGAGTATATAGCCAGATCGTCAGAAACTCGTGATACTACGAATGGTGATACTGACTGATTTAGGTTTGCCTCATAAGGAACCATGTATGTGTAGAAAATTTCTGTTGAGCTACCAGATTGGGCATTTCTGTTATAGTGCAGCTTCATGATGTTGGTACCCTTGGTAAAGTCATAAGTTAGATTAGTATTGATTGTTCCAATGTCAGAGCCAATGTTTCCATCTGTTCCAAATTGGAACGGTAGCTTGTCATCAACAGATACGTCAATCTTATAAATACCCTCTACAGCATAACCATGCTTAATGGTAAAGACTCTTGAGTTAAAGTTAAATGTCTCAGTTGCAATTACGCCATTTGGCTGGTTAATTGTTTGCAATACTGGAGAAAGCGAGGTATTGGTAGCAGGATCATAAATGTAGAAGAATCCCCATTGGTCAAATACATCATCACGCCAGTCTTCCCAGTAGCTTCTTGTGGATGTCAAAGTTCCAGTACCTGCATATCTTGAATCAGGCGTAGTTTTTGACATGCTTGACATGTCTCTGGTGACAGCCCCACCAATTGTAAAATCAGAAGCAGTTGTTACATTGCTTGATTTAATCATTACTGGTGGCTTTTGCCAAACTAGGGTAGATCCTAGGTATGATCGCTCTATTTCTGTAGTGCCAAAGAATATTCTCTTAGCGTCGTCAATAAGCATACTACTCCTAGATCGAAATTACGTATAGAGTGCCTGGAGTTGGAGTTAATGCATCATACTCAGCTTGAGTTAGAATGACAACACCTGGTTGTCCTTGAATACCCTGGTCTCCTTTTAGACCCTGAATACCCTGAAGACCTTGTTCTCCTTGTGGCCCTACTAGACCTTGAATACCTTGCAATCCCTGTGGACCCTGATTGCCAGTGTCACCCTTTGGTCCTGTTGGTCCTGCTGGTCCTGTTAGACCTGTGTCACCTTGATAACCACGTGGTCCTGGAGGACCTACTGGGCCTGGTACTGAAACTCCTGGCATTGGTATAACTTTAATTGTTGGCATTATAGACTACCTCCTGTAACGTCTCCAAGTACAGAGATAGTGCCAATAACTGGTGTCCATACGGTTCCGTCAGTCTTAGTTCCCTGGAGATCAAATGCTAATTCTGCAACCTTCTTGTTGTACCCTGTACCCCAATAGGATGCTATTTCTGCTGGAATTGTAATCAAGACGTATCCGTCTCCAGCTACTACTTCTAGTTCGTCAGTGACGTCGCCCTTAAAATCATAGGCACTGGCAGTCCAAGACCATCCAGTCAAATCAAATGGGGTAACCTCATCAGTTTCAAGGAATTCAACACGAAGCGGAGATGTGTCTCCACGTACAACTGTCCATTTAAGATTAAACGGATCAGCTCCAAATTCGGTTTCAGGGCAGCATGATGTCATAGTAGTCTAATTATAGCATCAAAAAATGCAAAAAGACTAGCACTCAGGGTAGTGGGTATGAGAGACAAACCTGAGCACTAGTCTTAATAAATTATAGCATATGTAGGGGTGCCAATAATCGTTATGAAAAATTTACATGAATTTAACATAAAAAGGGCTTGACAAAAGTTAATTGTGTATATAATATATATCTATATATAAGAGATATTAGATATTAAGATATTAAAGATAGCTATATAGCTTTATATATATAATAATATAATCGCCTAGGACTTTTTAGAGTTTGACGACTTGATGTTTTGGTTTTTTAGAAGTTCGTGGATCTGATCAATTTTTTCATTAGTTTCTTTGCGTAACTGATCTGCTACTTTTAACTCTTTTTCAAGTCTAGCAACCTGATCTTTTATTGATGAACCGCCATTGTGTTTTAATTCACCGTCAATGCGGTTTAGTCTTTCCATAACGCCTGGGATTCTATCTCTGCCAGGTGCTTCATCTTCCCCTGCCCAGTCCTTAATAAATGATTCCCAGGTGTCAAATAGTTTAAACGTTCTAGTGAATAATGGTTTAATTAACTTTACAAGCATAAACCAGGCACCAATTATGATACCAATAGAGCTGGCTACACCAGCAAGCATATTCAGTTGATCGTTTGTCATAATAGTACAATTATAATCGCTTTTTTCTATATGATGTATACAAGCTAGGCGGAAAATAGAGTTCGTCGTGATATGAGTTCTTCGAAAAATAAAAGCGGCGATATAGAGTAACCAAACACCCTATCTACCAACACATGGATAATCTATATATCCAAATAAGGTAGATATGTGTTAAGTTTTATAACGTTTTTAAATTTTGGGGGTATTTACAATTCCCACTATCCCTGATATGATATTATATATACATGACAGACAATACAGGAGACAGAGAAGTAAAGCCTTGGGACCTTCTTAATCCAAACAACTACGATAAGGACCAATCGGAAGTTGATCGCAGATTTGCTATCTGCCAAGGATGTGAATGGCTTACTCCCAAACAACTGTGTTATCACTGTGGATGTATTATGAAGCTAAAGACAAAGCTTGAGAAAGCTAAATGTCCTATTGGCAAATGGTGATACGCTTCAGAAAGCATCAGGGTGAACTGCGTTCACTATGTACCGTCGAATTTTAAAATTAACCATAAGGAGAGACATGGAAAGCAAAGAAATTAATGCATTTAGAGACACCAAACCACATCAGAGTGAAGATTGGCTACGTAATGCATACCTTGTAGAAGGAAAAGAAGTTGGCGAAATCGCTAACGAACTAAATGTATCTGTAAAGCTCGTTCACATCAAGCTGAGAGAGTACGGACTGACCTCTAGATAGGTCCAGAAACGATTTATATCTCTTATTAGAGAGATTACGCATAATAAAGTCTAATCGTCTCTATACCCCCTTAGAAGGTCAAAGAGATGTGTTAGTTATTCTTGCAAGTGCAGTTTTCGCAACCACACTCTGCTTTAATTTCATTAGGAATTGTATTCATAGAAAGATTATACATTATGTTTGCCACACTAATATGCATTTTAGCAGTTGCAGTTGCTATTGCGATTTAT